ATTCAACCACCTTGATTACCCGCTCCGGGCGGCGCGGTGCGCCGGATTTGTGGAGCCAGTAGCGTGCCTGCGACAACTGGCCGAAGTGTTCGACCGTCACCCACCAGAAGAAGGCAACACGCCGCTGTGCTGCATACCACTCCACCGGACGCCCGAAGGCGTCAAGTGTCGCCACGCGCACGATCCTGAATTTGCCGTTAGAAGCCATAAGCCTGACTCTCCAGGGAAGCGAGTGATGAGAACGTGTAAGTTCTGGTGCATGAGTAATCGCCAACGAATCCGCAGATCTCAATGCTCCCGGCCTCAATGGTCACGGATATAACTTTCATATCCACGTGAAAGGCGAACATGGCAAGCGCTTTATGTGCGCGATGCATATATTCGAACTGGTTCATTCTTCCTCTCCTTGTGCGCGCTCGACGGCATCGGCGACGGCCAGCAACTGATTAGCCAGATCGCGGATTACCTTCGGGTCGTCAAATACACAGCAACCGCTATCGTGGGTCGCCATAAGCTCTACGCCAGCAGCGCCACCACTGAACGGCGACACGACCAATTCATCGCCATCCGAATCGCGGTAGCATACCGTTTGCATTTTCTGGTCGCTCATTTGAACAGCGCCCCTTTGATTTTATTCCAGAAGGCGAAAGGTACGCGCTTGGGTTTCAACTCCACCACGTCGTGATCGTAGAAGCCCAGGAGCAAGCCGCATTTCTTCGGCGGGACGTCCCCAATCACATCACCCATGAAGTACCAGCTATCTCCATCCTTAAAGTACAGTCCGACGCACGCGCCAGGTGCGACGTGGGTAGCAGTGTCCGGCAGGTTGTAGGTCTTGCCGCGAGATTCGAATTGTTGCATTTTTGTTTCTCCTATAAGAACATACCAGCCAGGCGCAGGCGGTTGATGATATCGTCACGCTTGACGCGGAGGCCGTCATAATGGTCTTCGAGTTGCGGATCCCATGACGGCAGGTCAAGCATTGCTTTCATCTCATCGCAGGCTACTTTAAGCGCGTTGAAGTTCTGCTCGACGGCGCGACGGTGAAATGCTGCATTGAGTGGGTTGTTGTGGTTGCCGATCATGTTTATGCTCCTCTGTTTCGATGGGGTAATGATAGCGCATCACCCCGATTGCGTTTTAACAAAAAGTGCTATTGCTGTGGGATCTGGAAGCAGAGTTCCCGCCAGTTGCGATGCTCGCGGCCAGTGTTACCCAGGAAGCAGACTGTTCGCGCAATGTGGCCGTACTGCTCCGACCCGCGAAGCCACTCGCCCAGATAATCCTTTGCATCATCATCTTTCGGTAGGCAGTGGCGCGGGCGCATCTTGAATGCGAAGACGTCGCCGTTACCATCGATGGCAATGTGGGTGGCCCCGCCCTGGATTGCCGTCTGTGCGGTTGCAGTCGTGGTGCTTTTGTCGATGCCAGCCAGGAAGTTAGAGAATTCGTTCATGGTCATGCTCTTTTGCTCCGGCTCCGCCTCGACAAGCAGGAGTGTATCGTTGCCGACCATCGCAAAGAAGATCGCCGCTGTCATATTCGACTTCTTCACGATCTTGCCTTCGCGCTGGCGCATCATCACTGCGTCATCTTCCAGCCAGTAAATCAGGCCATTAATTGTGTTGAGGTATTCGCGAGATTTCATTGTGGTGCTCCGTTGTTCGTTTCGATGGGGTTACTATAGCAAGCCACACCGATCGTGTTTTAACAAAAAGTGCTATTTGAAGTTGTGAATCTGGTTCCCGCCGCTGTGGTCGTCAATGTCAACGCCGTCGCAGGTGACGTAAAAGCCGCGAATGACGGTAAATCGCCACTGGCCCCGCCAGTGGAAGTACACGCCAAATTCACGGCCTGGCACTGCCTTCGTTGACTCCTTCGGGATCTGAAGCCCCGCAAAGGTGCGGAGTTGAAGCGTTCTGTTAAAGCGTGGCATGGTTGATGCTCCTCTCGTTGGTGATGTGGTGATAATACCCGATCCCTCTGACCGGGTTTTACCAAAAAGTGCTATTGCGGATAGTCCAGGCTAACGATATTGTCGGCGCTGTCAAGCATCATCTGAAGCACGTTAGGCGCTCCGACGAACTCCGGTCGCGTTACTGCCTGGCCCGTTTCGGTAATGTGCTGGATGTATGACTCAGAATCTGGAAGAAATGCCATCAAAAGCAAGTCACCTGTAACGCATTCTAAGGCGCTTGGATTTTCTGCCTGTGATGCATTGATTACTGCGTCGATAACGTCCTGCTCGCTTACTGGCTCGCTTCCCAGGCGCATTGGTGCTGCTGGGTCGGACTGGTCTTGATAGAGTTTCATACCTTTTCCCCTTTGATTCTGGCTTTCAGTGCCATCGTGTACCCATTGTAAAGCAAGCCCTTTGGCATCACTTCGTCAACGATCGATAAAACCCTTTCCCGTTCAGAGTGAATGCCCTGCTGCCTGTAAGCATCGGCCTCCAGGTCACGTCCAGCGCTATCATCGAACTCAGTGGACACGATGATTAACCCGGCCCCCAGGCTCACGCGCAAGACCTCGCCAGGCTCAAGGAGTTTTAGCAGTGGTCGGCGGAAGTGGTTATCGACGGGATGCACGCCGAATTTTTCCGTGAACTGATCTGCTGTCATCTGGATACGTCGCCCGCCATCCAGGAACATGCGCCGGATCTCCTTCGATCGATTGCCTTTGAACGTGCCTTCGATGGCTCGGCCAGCCTGGTGATTGCCTTCCAGCTCCCCGAACGTGATCGATTGCAGCCATTCATGGTACGCGGCCTGCTTTTCTGCGTCGTACTGCATCCACTCGGACACGTCGACTTCTTCGAACTCATAACCTTTGTATTGCATTTGTGTTTCCCCCACATTTACGGCGTTTGCGTGTGTTTCGTAAGGCTATCTTACTGGCTCCAGGCCTTGCCGTCAAAGGATTTGCGCGTGTTTGGTAAGATTAGTAAGCATCACCCATATACCCCTTTATACATATCGCGCGGCGGAACATCTAAATTTATGGCTCTCGCAAGATGATTCCGGTAGCTATGCCGGGAGAAATCTTACCAAACATATATAGATAGAGAGAGTAATAATAATAATATTGTTATTTATCATATACTTATATATCTATTATAGGCTTATATTGGTCACTTTTTGTGCAATTTTTAGGTAAGATTTTTCCTCCCACACATTCCCACACGACGTAAATGTTGGGCAAACACACTCGACGTTTTGGCAGGATTCGAACGGCGAATTATGTGCATAGTGCATGCATCTATGCAATTCGTTGCACATCATGAAACACTCCATCATCACATTGCACAGAATGAAACAATCACAATCAATCATGAATCGTCAAAAGTAATCACCAGTGAATCAGATGCAATCACAACCTATTCCACTATTCCGAATGGATGGAATAATCGACAATCAGAGGAATAGCACAAATAATCAAAACCCTGCTGGCGAGATCGGGTATAGTCATCACATCAACCAGTCAGGAGCGAACACGATGCAAACTTGCAAATACATCACCAAAGCATTTGCCTACAAATCAACCAGGATCGCAGTGCTGCACGTGTACACCAAAAAGGATGGCGACCAGTACAAAATCATGAAGCACGTCATCAACTATGTTCGCGGGCAGAATGTCGAATCATGGCGTGTCATGGGGAGCGCCAGCACGTTCACTGATTTGCGCGAGTGCATCGGAAAGTTCGAAACGCTGGTCAACTCCCATCGCAAGGCGACCGGGAAAGAACCTGTTAAATTCACCGTTGAGGAATAATCATGAACAAGCAAGAGCTATTCGATCGCGTTGACGCCTTCATTTCGACGCATGGCTACGTCCCTGTGAATGTGCGCGTTCACTTCGATAAGAACTACGGCCTGGACAGACAGACGGTCAGTCTTTGGCTTGTGGGGAAATACAGCGCCGACGAAACGCTTTGCATGGGGATTGATACCCTGTTTCTGAAACGATATCACAGCGCTGAACGGGCAGAAAAAGATGCTTCGCGGTTCCGCGCCCAAATCAAAAAGGAGTACAGCAATGAGAATATTTACCCGTAGTAAGTGGGCCGTGGTTGAGGCGGCGGCGCAGCACAAAGAGCGCAATCGTGTGGAGCGCGTTACCGATCGTGCTACTCAACGTTGGCATGACTACCAGGCCGTCAAAGCGATGGTCGGCCAGTGCCTGGAGTTCGGGGAGTCTGGCGAGTTCACTATGAACATTTGGCACGAAAGCGCGGCGCATTATCCCCAGCGCGGGATATGGCGATACGGCCACACGGAGTACGAAACCACTCGCGCAACCGTCACATTTGGCGATCACATCCAGGCTGTGATTTACGGTGATGAAGTTCGGTTCCGCCTGGTGTAAATAGCACTTTTTGTTAAAAGCCCCACTTGGGCTTTTGCTATTATCTATTCATCGAAACGAAGCAGACAAAGAGGCAAACATCATGGCTAACGTACACATCCTGACAAAAGCAACCTCCAACATCATGAGCCTGATTTACAAAGCGCAGAAGTGCCGCCGTGATAGCAAGGCGAGCAACATTGAAGGTGTGCGCGCTTATGGTGAATACCTGGGCATTATGGAATGCGATATCAACCTGATTTGCGACGCCATCAAGGAGAGTAAGAAAGCTGACCTGTTCAACATGCTCGAAGAACTGGCGATCTGGTTCCGCAAAATGGATAAGATCGAGCAAGGCATCTGAAACAGCACAAATTGCTAAACGCCGGGCCGCAAGGCCTGGTATCATTACCACATCGAAACCAATCAGGAGAGCAACCATGAAAGCATTTGGCGACGTCGTAATCGGTGACAAAATTCAATATGGCGCAAGCGACCTGTTCCGCACCGTCACCGATATTGAGAAGGGTCGCGGCGTTAACGGGCAGACCGTTTTCATCGTGCTCGACGGCGTGGCGCGCTTCGCGGTTGATGCTCGCGATTGGGTCTTCTGCATCGAGAAGGGGAGCGCATGAGAAAGCGGAGGGCCGGGGAGGTGGTTTGCACCTGCGAGGCTTACCCCTTCCCTCATCGGATGTTCGGCGGTTCATGCAACGGGATCGCCATCGTCATAGCTAATGTTGGCGGCTCGGATTGCCAGCATTGCCAGTTACTGAACAACGGGCGCTGTGAGGTTCTCGCCGGGATCGAAAACCCGATCGAGTGCCACTATGTCGCCGACTTCATCCACCGAAACGAGGTTAAAATCTAAATGAGAACAGTTACCATTTCAAACAGCTTTACCTACATGGTCGGCGCGCCGGATGTTGATATCCAGATCTCGCGTGAGATCGCCGCCCGTGACGTGACGGAAAAGTTTAAGGCGGCGGCAACTGCTGCAATCATCCACTATTACGGGCGTCACCCTGAAGACTTCAAAGCCGACGACACGCCGTTTGTCGTCAATACGGTTCCCGAAAGCAAGGCGTGGCAAATCAACGACAAGCAGACGGGGTATTTCATCTTCGGTGCAACACCCTGCCGGGTCGACAGCAACGATATCGAGGTTCAGAGCCTGGAGGATGCCGCTCCGCGTGTTCAGCGCACAATCTACATCTGCCAGGATTACACGACCTGCGTTCCCGAATAGCACGAATTGCTAAAACAGAATTTTGGGATGGTGGCATACTGTCCCCACACCAACAAACGAAGGAGTTACACAATGAACCATCCAAAGACTGATTCGATCCTGGCCGTCCTGCATGCGCACGGTCGCGTTGTTCTCCGCATGAACCGCGAATCCGGCTTTACTCAGATCACGATCACCAAATCGAATGGTCGCTATGTTGTCGGCACGGTTCCGGGCGCTCGCCTGATTCCGTCCTCCCTGGCTGGCGTCACGCTGACGCTGGAATCGAACAGCATGTTTATTGAGTCGTGGAGAAGCTAATGAAAGAAGGCGATCGCGCATACCTGGGAGTCAACGGCGAAATGCATCACTGCACCGTGCTTCTGAAAAGCAAGGGCGTCTACATGTTCGTCAATGAGTTTGGCGAGGAGGTCGCGACAGTGCAACTTTTCTGGTCGACGAAGAATCCCGGCGATAGCTCCCTGACTGGTCGACCGGATCACATTGGGGCGAAGGAAAGCATGAGGTGCTGCGAGGCTCCAGGATGCGGGGCTGTCTATAAGGTCAAGGCGGCGGATCTTAAACGCGGCTGGGGTAAAACCTGTTCGAAGTCATGCGCCGCCAGTTTGCGAGAATTTAACCGGAGGAAAAGCAATGGCTGATAATTACGACGATGCATACTGGCACCGTTTCTTAACCGCCCAGGATGCGGGGCTTAACCGCGAATATTGCATCAAAGTAGCCAATCAGGAAATGACGCTATCGGATGCCCTGGGAAGTATGGATATGGATTCCGAAAGTCTGCCGATGCGTGACGATCTGGTAGAGCAAGAAGAAAATAGTTGCGGCTGCACTGGTGAAGAAGGTTGCCGCGAATGTATCCCTTTCTGGTGAGGTGACAATGAAAAAGCGCGTTGTATGGTGCATGTTTGACGGTTCCGGGATTATGGGTCTGCCGTGGGCAATTCGCGGTTGCGATGTATATTGCTTTAACGCAGATTCCGGCGACCACGGCGAGTACAAAATCCGCATGGAGCATGCAAAAATCCAGTATGTCAACATCTGGATTGACAAAGATTTCGACGTGAAGCGCACGATCCTGGGCATCCCGGATCCTGACATTATTTTCGCTTTCCCTTCCTGCACGCTGTTAGCGCATAGCGGGGTGAAGCACGCCCGGCAGACTCAGGATGTTTTATCAGCCGCCGATGATGCGAAGATGATCGAGCAATTGGGCGACCAATATAATTGCCCCTGGATGGTAGAAAACCCGGTTGGCAAATTATCGACGCTTTGGCGCAAGCCGGATTTTTATTTCCACCCTCGCGACTTCGGCGGGTATGTTGCGCCGCATGAGGAAGTTTGGCACCCCAAAATGCCGCACTGCGACAATTACACGAAGAAAACGTGCATCTGGCACGGTAACGGATTCGTGGAGCCGAAAAGGTTATTACCGCCGGAAGGTGTGGAGGGCGTCGATTTCTTTTGGGCGTGGAAATTCCTTGGCGGCAAGTCTGAAAGAACAAAGATGCTTCGCTCTATCACTCCGCGCGGATTCGCTCGCGCCGTGTTCCAGGCGAATTTTAATGAATAGCACGAATTGCTAAACGTACCCGCTTAATTGCGGGTATAGTTATTCCATCGAAACGCAACGGAGAAAACCAGAATGAAATTCACGATCGCAGTAATGACCGCACTATTTTCTATGTATGGGCCTGGCGCCCTTATCTTTTCAATCATGATTTTGTGGGTTTGTGGCATTGTTGACGTCATGCACCACAAAACGATGATTAATATCAGAGTGAATCGCCTAATTAGCGATATCGAAGGCGCTTGCAAAAACACTAAATTTACGGTGGTGAAATATGATATCTAAAAAACTGGCTGACGTATGCCGCGAAGTTCTGAAGATGAATAACGGCGGCGCAACGATGGCGGCAATGCAAAATAAGATCGAATCGCACGTTGGCTTTAAATTGAGTTGCAGAAACAAATCCGACTTTCTGGATCTGGTAAACCTCTACATCGAAATGGGAGACAGGAAATAAAATGGCAAAGTCAATCAAAATTAAATGCACCTCAAGCAGTGCTGTTAATATCCAGGAAAACAACCTTTATTCCGCTCGCATTGACGACGAAGGCAACGTGTCAATGATGGTATATAACAGCGCCGAACTGAAGAAGAAGCGCGTTTACTTGTCGGTCGGCATTAGCGGTGAGTTGTTTATTGCTGGCGTCGGTGGCTTGGTGGTGGCGACGTTTATCGAACTGAAAACGAAAACCCTGAAATGCGTTGGCCTCGACCACAAAAACCCGGTGAAAAAATCCTTCACCGTCGGCAAGCGCTACCAGGTGGAAAGTGGTCGAGCGCTGGGCGGCGTCGCCGGGTACATCTTCGACCGTGACGGTTGCCGCTGGACACTCTACCGTGAGGAAGTCGGCTTCAGCGTGTCGGACGGAACCACGTTTGAGGCGAAATACCTGTAACGGATTCGGGGCCATGCGCCCCGATAACCTAAGCACATTTTGCAAGTGCGTTTAGATTATCACTGGATCTCGGATTTAAGACGGCTTATCATTAGCCGCACGATTAACCAATCAGGAGCAAGGCATGTTTTTAAATGACCGCGTGTCCCCACAAGATATTATTGCCATCGCAGAGAGGGAAGGAACCAGCCCCTTGCGCGTCGCCATCCGTGCGAACGGGTATCGCGACTCCGTTTCATTCTGGCCCAAGCCGAAAGATATCGACGTAAACGCGGACAAGTATCCCACGATCTCGATCGCGAATGATTACGATATCGTCGGCAAGCTGGCTCTCAACGCTGCTCGCTCCGTTCAATTCCCGGAATCATCGGCTTATATGCATTTCCTCGGAACCGTATCCGCCGCGATGATGGGCCGCTTTTGGGTGGAGTACCACGGCAGCGAGCAACCGACGACGCTTTACGTCATTACGTCGCAGCCGCCTTCCGCTGGTAAGTCTGCGATTAACTCACTGGCTATCGATCCGATCGTCGCAGAGGTTGAGCGAATCAACGAGGCGCGCAAGAAAGAGCGCAAGAAAATCATGGCGAAGTTGTCCGCCAACAAGCAGGCCATGAAAGGCGAGTTATCGCAGTCTGATATGGCGAAACTGTTCGAAGACAAAGACGAACTTGAGGAGAAGTTAGAAAGCATGTGCGATCTGACGTTCCCCGTTTCCGACACCACGCCGGAAGGCCTGGCGAAAATCAACAATCGGCAAGGAAACTTTGCGGTTATCTCGGACGAAGCGACGGCGGTTAACAGCCTGTTAGGGATCACGTATGGCAACGACGGCGGCAAGAAGACGAACAGCGAACTGGTGTTGAAGGCGTGGGATAAGGGCCACGTATCGATCGCACGTTCCGACGTCAGTAACAATATGTCATTCGTCGCGCTTGGCTGTATTTGCGTAATCGCCCAGGATGAAACCATCGACGCCATCATGCAGGCTGGTTCTCGCGGTATCGGTGTATCAGAGCGTTTCCTTTTGGTTCGCGAGCAAACGCGGTTAGGTGAGCGTGTGTTCATTGACGAAAAAGGGAATTCGACCTATGAGCCGATCGACAAGTCTTTACGCGCTGATTACTTCCGACTCATTCATGACATTATGACGGAATCGTATATCAAACTGGAAGTGACTGAAGCAGGCATGCGTCGACTGAACAAGGCCCGGCAGGAGTTGGAGCCGGAATTAGGCGACGGCGGCAAGTATTCGCATACGATGCTGCGCGGTGCGATGGGTAAATTCGATAAGCAGGTGATGCGCCTGGCGTCGGTAATCCACACGATCCGAAACTGGCAACCTGGCGGCAAGCGCTCGAAGAAGATCGGAACCGAAACGATCGACGAAGCCATCATCATGTTTCATGAGTTGAGCAAAACGTATTTGTCGTCGGCTGATTCGTCCGGTTTCGCTGGTGAGGGTGCGGAGATTAAGGCCGTGTACGATGTTATCGCCAGCCGTTGCAAGCAGTCGAAAGGCGTGATGACGGTTCAGAGCATCTATAACGCGTGCCGCAATCTGAAGATCTTCAAAGGTCAGTCCGGGGTGAGCAAAAGGATTAAGGAAAAATTGCTGCCGAAGATGGAGGAATTAGGTTTCGTCTGCGTGATTGATTCGGAAGTGTTCGTTAACCCTTCGTTCATGAGGTAATGAATGTTTATCCTTGACATTTACCGATTCTGCGAGTCTCGCCGGGAATTTACCCGGCAAGATTTTGCGAAGTTCGTTTACATGCATCGCGAATCGCCGCGCATGGCAAAAGCCGCCAACGTGTCACACCGTATGTTCGCCTCAATGGTTTCTAAGGAGTTTTTAGCGCGAAGCTATACGAATGGATACCTTGACGGAAAAAACGGCGTGGTGTGGTGTACTGGCCCGGATAACAGGGAGATTGGATTTAACTTCCGGTCGTTTGAAGGGATGGACAACAAATACATGTGGGAGATGATGCACATTGAGCAACTCGACGATGAAGCCCTATTCGGGAAAGCAGGTGGAAGATCTGATAACGGAGGTTCACAGGCTTGTTTGCGTGAATCAGATCACACCAGAAAATTACTTGCGTGCCGCGCTCACCTTGCTATATCAAGGCATGGCCGCGACAAACATGGTTGAACATGGGTTGAATGATGAAGATGGCGTGGCACTTCTGCACGTCAAACGGTACATATGAAAAAAGGGGCTTACGCCCCTTTATTTTTTCGCTCTCGCCACATACCGAAAACACCGACAGCGAACATGATGACCCCAACGGCACCAATCAGCCACGGAATCATGCTTCCGCTACCGTCGTTTCGGATCTCGATCTTCTCCGCCGTAATCTGGTTCGCGTGAATGCTGGAGGTCGTCACCGCCTTTTTGTTGGAAGTGTCAACCTTGCCAACTGCCGATTCTTTGAAGGTCGTTTCCTGCTTGCTGGACGTGTCTGTTTTGTTCGTCACGCCAACCGCCTGTTTCACGTTCTCCGCACCGACTTGCGCCGTCATATCCGGCTTGCTGCCCACCAGATCGGAAAGGATCGGGACGCTGGAAGCGCAACCGGAAACCAGTGCAACCGCCCACACGATGAAGCCGATTGCCAATGCTCGCTGAAAATTTAAGCTACTCATTTTAGATCCTTAATGCACAGATTGAATTCCTGATCCCGGCGATTATGCAGGCCGCGCGATTTTTCCATCTTGCCCGTTTTCGGGTTGCGATAGTACGTCCAGCGGTAAAGCTGTTCGCACGCCTCATATAGCCGACCCTGGTTCGTCAACTTCAGCATAGTGCTGCCGGAGTATGCGCCGCCGCCAGCGTTGAAAGTGAAGCTGTACATCGACGCCCTGAAGGTGTCCGGCACGGCCACTTTGATTTTGCTGTCAACTACACGCTTTGCGACCTGGATGTGCTTCGCCAAAAGAGCATCGCATTCTGACCGGGTATAGGTTTTCCCCTTGATTACGTCCGGCCCCGTGATGCCTTCGCATACCGTCGAAACGCCAGCGATATCGGTATAAACTTTGTATTTCGTGTCCTCCACTTTTGGGAGGAAGGCGACAGCGATCGCCATCGCCGCCGCGAATGTAACCCGCGTTTTAATCCCCATGTTATTTACTCCTGATCTTCACCGCCGTTTTGATATCCCCGGCTTCCAGCGCTTCACGAAGCGCCTTTGAATCTCGCCAGCGCAACCACGCGCCGAAGGAGCCGAATAGAATCATGAAAAATAAACCAATGGCCGCAATGATAAGTTGCCCGGTCGCAGAGCCTGCGAGGGTAACACCGCCGCTACCATTGGTTGCCGCGTTGATGAATTCCCGCATGATATGCAACCTCTGTTAGTTAAGTGATAATGCGATGATATATGCGTTGGGCCAAATAAAGAACAAAAAAAAGGGAACCTGTTAAGGCTCCCAAAGTTTAAGGCGGTGATAATAAAGGCATTACGTAGAGAATATTAATACCCTTCAAAAACCATATCAAGGATTTTTTGCGCGTCGTCTTCCGGCTCGCCAGTAGTCATATCAAAATCGAATTCGTGATAAGTTTCGCAAATCAGATCCGGGCGGCTAATATGCTTGCGGCTATCACCCTCGAAAGTCATGCCGTCACGATGCAGGCGAACGACAAAGACGTTTACGCTATCATGCGCCGCGATGTGCTCTACTTCTTCGTCAAATCCTCCGTCGCTGACGACGCAACTAACAGGCGAATTCACGACGGAATCGCAAAGCAACTTGCCGAACTGCTTTTTGCCTAACGTCGGCTTTACGAAATTTTCGCTAATGTGAATCAGGAATTCACGCGGCGAGCGGTCGCCTAAAAAGTCGCACTTGACTTCTTTCCGGCTGCGGTCGTGGTAACGGACGGCGAAGCGGGCAAAGTCGGTTGCACCCAGGATGGCGCGCGCAATGTCAAACATCGGTGATTTGAAACTCAGGATCCGATACTCCCATTTGCGGGCGATGATTTCCGCGATGGTGTCTTTTCCGATGCCCGGCGCGCCGTTGAGGATGATTACATTTTTCATTTGTCTACTCCATGAGATTTCAGATGATCGTGAAGGTTTTCGCCGTAGTCGCGGACTTGGTAAGTTGTGATACCCAGGCTACGGAAGTGCGCAATAACAGTGGGGCTATCATCCCACGCCGCAACGATTCGCTCAATGCCAATCTTGCGTAAAATTTCCTCTTTGATAACCGTATCTTTCCGGTTGTCGGAGGCGGAGCGCATAATCAGCAGGTCGTAATGCGATGCGCCATTTTGCACCAGCCATTTTTCAGTGATCTCGCGTGCCTCATCACTTCGCCCGGTCAGGATGATGACGATAAATCCTGCTGCGCGCATGGCCTCCATTACCCGGATCGTGTCCGTAATGGGAGCGTCGCCGCCAGCCGCCATGTTGAACGCCGTCCAGCTTTCGGTTAGGTGGAGATCTTTTTTCGGCAGCAGGTGCAAACGGTGGTTGCCATTGGACAACGTGCCATCGAGATCGAAAATGCAGATATTTCTATTCATCGGTTTTCCTTGTTGGCCCCTCGCGGGGCCGTTGTGGTTACATGTTCGGGCGGTAGATAAAGCGGCCTACTTCGCCATATTCTTTGCTGTACAGAATAACCGCTGCCTGGCGATAGGAGCGCCAACCACCGCGAGCGGCGTAAGCGTCTTTGGCCCCTAACTGGCCGTGTACTTCGTCAATCCCTAACGAGTGCTCCGTGACGGTCTGGTGATGCCAATGGCCCGAATGCGTGTAGATGTAGTCGCATTGCCCGAACTCCTTGCGGAAGTCAGTAGCCATTGCGGCGAGGCGCGTTTCTGCCTTTTTCATCGTGTGGCCGTGAGTGTAGCCCAGCATCGTTTTGCCCCATACGGTGCGATGCAGAATGGCAGGGCTGACGTCAACGAATACGCGCGGCTCATTTTCATAGAACGCTGCTAGCGCTGCACGCAACCAGATCATGCCAGCCTGATCGTGGTTCCCCTCGATTACCTGCACCTCTACTTCCGCGTGATTACTCAGCAATAGCGACACGGCGCGGCGCAAGGAGCGAATAGCCACATAGACAAGTTTCGCGTAACGGCTATCCTGATCGAGAACGTGACCACTTGCCGGGGTTACTGCGTCCAGGCCGTCACTGTGAAGGAAGTCACCGCCTACCAGCAAGACCGCCTTTTTCGACTGCGGGGCAACAGAAACGGAGTAATCAAAGAAGCGGTTAAGAACCCTTTCCGCCGTGCTGGTGTCGTAGTTCTCGCCGCATTCGTGCTTGTGGGCCATCGCGCCGATGTGCAAGTCGAAGATCGGATACAGAGCAAGCTGATCCTCAATGAAAAACTTCGATTCATCCTTCGGCTGCGGTTCAGCGCGCGGGAGGTCTTCGCAGAATGATGCTTGCGCCGCCTCCATCAAAGCGATCATGCGGTCGCGGTCTACTTCTGACTTTACCCAGCGCACAACTTCGTCACCGTTCGCGCGAATCATGGTCGATGTGCCTTTTACCCCGAACCCGTCCGGGATGTGTTTCGCTACGTGGTTGTTACCGTGCAAATGCCCCTGGCGGGCAAGTCGAACGCCGCGACGCTCCACACTGCGAACGTTCATGCCGAACTCTTCGGCGATCTCGCGGTAGGTCTTGCCTTCCTCGCGGGCGGCTAAAAATTCTTCGTCTGTGATTTTAGGTTGCATAATTTATCCCAATTGAATTGCGTAGTTAAAGATTGCGATAGTGAGAACCACCGCCGTAATCAGGATCGCAATATATCGCATTCTCAACACTCCCGCTACTTGTAATATTTTTTGGTCTGCTTCGACTCATTAATGAACATCTTCAGAGCGTCGGCCTCCGCCCGCGTCGCAACTGCTATACGCGTGCGCTTCAGTGGGCGCTCATGAAGATAGGTAAATTTCCCATTGAACACAATGGAGATATCCTTGATATCGAAATACTTTGCGATCATCACGATATCGTCACTAATGCCAGCCTCTTTGGCATGCTGCCAGACGGCAGCGCGGCCAGATTCGACAATCATTATTCGTCACCGTAAATGCAGAAGCATTCCGCCATCTGCTCATACATGTGAATTTCTTCGATGCCGTGGGCGGCTCGGAAGTAGATCGCGCCGATCTCACCATCAAGGCCATTCTCTAAAGGTTTCGCCACGTAGTCGGCCATGCACAGGCGAGAAAGGTTAATCAGGTGGCGCGATACGATGTGCGGCTTAACTTGTGCTATCTTGATGGTGTCGGCAATGGTTTTGGTGTTCATGGCGTTAGCTCCTGATTGGTTGATGGAACAATAATACCCGCTCGCGGCGGGCATTGTTTAGCAATTAGTGCTGTTTCGCGAAATATTCCGCACCTTCACGCGCCCGAAAATCCAGCAATTCGCGCTCAAGAATCGCGGGCCAGTCAGCAAGCGGCGTGCCGTTATCCATGAACTCTTGATAAGTGCCGTCGATGCTATCGGCGAAGGCCATCTTTTCTTCATCCGTACCGATGAAGCCGTACTTGTCCAGCAGGGTAACGACGATGTGGAGGTATTCGGTGAAATATTCAAGCTGTTCCATTTTTCAGATCCCACGTTTGCGCATGCGCTTTTTAGTTAATGACGGGCAGATTTCGCTTACCGGGACGTAGAACGTTTTTTGCTCCTCGCCCGGCTTGAGTTTGCGCATGATGAAAATCACGCTGCCCTTGTTGTTGTTGTCGACTGGTTTACCGCTTAGGCCGTTGATGAAGGCCAGGCGACCGGATCGGCTTAGTTGCGTTCCGTCTTCGTCCTCCGTGACGTCTGCGACAATCCAAATGATCTCAGCCGCTGCCTTCTGTGCGTCGCGGAACCACGCCGTAGAGTTGTCGCCAGGAAGCAAAATATCGATCTGGTTGTCATGCTCCATCTGCTCAATGGCTTTCAGCACGAAGGGATCCGGGAACGAGTAAGGCGGGTTAAGCCAGACGTGCTTATTTTTACCCCACCAGCGCTTGAGGCAATCGGTCTTTTCGTCGTAAAACTTCGGGCAGACGGTGTTGCTTTCCTCGGCGGCGGCATCCAGGTCGTATGGCCCGTAACGCTCCTCCATGTAAGCAATAAGGCTGCGATCGGTTGACCACTTGTCGCGGACGATATCCGGCGTCTTGCTCCCGGCGTAGCGGTTGCCCGTTACCTGGTAGAATTTATCAGGCTTGACGGCTTGATAGTGTCCGCCAGTGGCAAGCGCGTTGCCTATGAACGTTTCACGTTCAAGCTGTTCAAACGTCGTGAACGCGTCGTGAGTGTCTTTGTCTTGTGTGTCTTTTGCCATTTTACCATTCCTTACCTGTGGTGGTTACGGTTCCGCTGATCTCGTTACCGTTCTTTTCAAGGCCAGCGAAGCGCACATCGACTTCACCAGCCGGAACAACTACGCCGTTTTTCCATTTGGCAACACAGATTCCATGCGTTGAGGTTGCGCACCAGCCATCGGGGCGGGGTGATGAAGTGCAACCGGACAAAGTGATTACAGCGACAATTGCGACTAATAAAGTTTTCATGATGTTTCTCCGTGATTCGTTTCGATGGGAGAATATTACCCGACTCGCGCCGGGTAGTTTTAACAAAAAGTGCTATTTGATTGCGTCTTCAAACGCGATCTTAAACTGCTCGAATCCATAGGCCACGGCAGCGAACCCGCCACGGCTTCGGACGGATGCGAGGAATTCCCGTTGCTCCTTGCTCACTGGCGACGCCTGGGATTTACCCTGGCGCTTTAGCTCAATGGCGGCGAACGGGTATTTGCCGCCCAGCCCAATCAGCACAAGGATATCGCTTACGCCTTTAAGCAATCCCATTTGATGATCTGCAACGGCGCTCGCCTTGTGCTTGCTGCCCTCGTTGACCGTATGCCAGAACAGATAATCGGGGTATTCGTAACGCAGCCACGAAACGCTGTTCATCTGGTCGATTTTTTCAAGCGGGCAATCCTTTACAGGCCCGCCGTAATATTCGAGGTAATCCCCTTTATCTGTAATCACTCCTCGCCTCCAAAGTCTTTGCGGGAAATAATGTCCTCCTTCTTGCCGTTGATGCGATGCGTTACGCGCTTCGGCGCGCGGAAGTATTCCGCATACTCCAGGATCTTGCGGGCGTTTTTCATGCCGCCCAACTTGCCACGCATTACAGCATCATCAACATGCTGGAAGACTGCCTTTTGTCGCCACAACTTACCGCAAATCGCGCTTTCTGACTCAGGAAAGAATTTTTCCCTTGCCGTGAACCGCTCGCCGTCATGGTTGAGCAACACGTAATTAAAGATGATCCCGCTTTGGTTTCGTGTCAATCCCAAATCAAAGCCTACAACCTGATACCAGTCATTTTGCGTGTAATGCTTCCCGGTGAGGTTGTCGTTAGGATCCTTTAACTGCACGCCACAACATCTGCACTGGCGCGCCACAATGTCGTTTTCAGCGTGGCATCCCTTGACCTTGATTTTCCCCGTCCTCGGATCCTTTTGGTCTTCGCAGCGTTGGGACGTCCAAAAATACTCGCACCGATTGCCGTTACTATCCTTGTGGATGCATCGGCGGGCGTACTCGCTATTTTCGCCCTTACATACAGGGCAAATTTTCGGGCCGTTCTTGCTGCTCTTGCGCTTCTGATACTGCGCCTGCTCCAAAATCGGATCGAAATATAACTGGCCCAGGTCATCCATTGTTCCGGCAAAATCCCAGACAAGATGATCTTCTTTCACCCACGAATAGGGCGCTTCCTTCTGCCAGTCTTTGAGCAATCGCATTCCGCGACCCAAAAGCTGAATCAGCAACGTTAGAGAACCGATCTTGCGAAGGATTACAGAAAAATCCCAAAATGGAACGTTAACGCCAGTCGTTAGGGCCATCACCTGGAAGATGTACTTAATCTCGCCCCGGTTCGCCTTGTCCAGAATTTCACCGCGTTTCTTCGAGTTCGTCTTCTCTGTGATGATCGCGTATGTGGCGTCCGGCGGTAAGTAGCTCGCCGCCTCCTTACAGTGTCGCTGGCCCGCGCAAGTGATAAGCACGCCGTTTCGCGTCTGCGCACGCTCGACCACCTTCTGCATAATCAGCTTAGTCATTTCGCCGGAATCGTGGATTTTCTTCTCCATCTTGCGCAAGTCTTCAGCGCTAAAATCCTGCGTGCCGTCCTGACTGGAGCCGTGAAACTCTGACAGGTCATAGCCCAAGCCGTCGGCCTCAGTGTCACCAAAGATTGTCGGAACCACCGAACCGAATTCGACAAGGTAGTTTGTGTTAATGTCCGTGATCTGCTCGCGCCAGAAACCCGGCTGGCTCTTGTCTTCCTGTAAGATCGGAATGACGCCGCGAAACTCCGAACCAGTGTAGCCAACGATGCGAAGTTCTCGCCCCGTCTTCTGAAGGCAACGGCGCATTAACTCGATGATTACGATGGTGTATTGAGTGCGCCCGCCACCAAATTCAACCGTTTCGAACTTTTCGTTGTACGGGTAATCGGCATCGACGATCTCACCATTCACGCGATACGGCTTATCCTTCGCGCGGCTCATGTACTCGAAGGATTCATCGTTCGCGATCGCTTCGGCGAGGTCTTGCCAGTCAACCTGATGGCATTCGTCGATTGCCAGGACTGAAGGCACGTAATCGCCCAGCATCTTAAACAGGCCATTAACCACCGTCCCTTCGGAGCCGACGACGATCGGGAAGTAAGCCGCCTTTGTGCCTAACCCGGCGCAATAAACGGAGTTTGGCACGTCAAGGTTGCTGATTTCTTCGGAATCCTGCTTCACGATCTCAGCCTGCCTGGCGAGAACCATCATAGGCAAGTTCATTGTTTTGCACTGCGCCGCGAGCATGGCGATCATGATGGTTTTGCCAGCGGATACGGACGCCTTAATGTAGAACGGATGCTCATAGTTCGCGATCCGCTTCGCCGTCTCGATGTACGCGACAGCCTGGTAAGGGTACGGAACGATATTCCCGACCGTGAACCGCTTTTGAATAGATGGGATCTTGTCTGCGTAGGCTTCAATTTGTTGTTCAATTGTCAGCATGGTTAATCCTGATTTGTCATTCGCATGGTTGCGTGTATAATACAGAGCAAATTTTATCGTGTTTAACAAAAAGTGCTGCGAGGTTAAATTATGGAACAAATGGCAAAGGTAGACAAGCGAACTTTGAACGGCAATAACGGGACGTCACGCGGGAAAGATAAGAAGCCCCGCAAGAAGCCGACAGGCTATTACGTCCTGAAGGATGAAGTAAGGGCGGGCCTAACTACCAGGATGGAATTGGTGATCGAGGCATACGGCGGCATCGCCAAAACAGCAAAGGAGTTGGGCGTTAGCATCCAGGTTGTTCAGCAGTGGATTAAGCGCGGCATGATTTCAGCCGATGGTGCTTACCTGGTGCATAAGAGTTACCGCCGCAATGACTGCAAAGGCTTCAGGGCTTCATTTTGCCGCCCGGATCTCAGATTCGACAGCAACGGCAAGCCGATTACGCGCCGCTGCGACCGCCGCGAAATGCTTCGAGTAGTCCGATAGCACAATTTGACTAACTACTAAACGCCTACCGGGTTATGATTCTCGCGTGGGCGTTTTTTTATTTGGAGGTTATGACGTGGATTTTTACGACGAAAAAGAGGTTTTGCCATACATGCCGGGGATGTGGCGCGAGGCGCTACAAAATATTTGCGGCATCCACTCCCGCTATTTCAACGGCAAACACCAGGACTGCCCTAACTGCGGCGGCAAGGATCGCTTCCGCTGGACGGACAAATTAGAGAATCGCGGCGACGGCGGGGCATATTGCAGCGGCTGCGGTGCCGATAAGGGGATCGGATGGTTAATGAAGTTGAGCGGCGAGCCGTATAGCGAGTGCATCAACATTCTTGGGCGATACCTGGGTAAAGTTCCGCAAGAGTACGTAGTTAAGCGCAACAAGCAGGTTACTCGCGATAACGGGTACGACTACGGCAAGATGGCAGATCACGATCGCGTCGTGGCGATAATGAACAGAACGGAGGCCGTAGATAGCACGCCTGTAACGCTCTATGAGGGCATTGAAAATGAGTTCGTTGAATCATACCGGGTTGGCGTAAAAACCCACGAGAACGGCAGGCAAGAGCTATTTCATGCGCTCCCGATGCAACTGGTGCATGAAGACGGGCCGGACGATGAATACTGCAACATCTTATTCATTGATGAGGAGGGCCGCGAGAAGATGTTAGCTGGCGACCTGACTTTCGGATCGGTGATCGTAACCAATCAGAGCGAAGGCGGTAACGGGCCAATTTACCTGGCTCGCTCTTGGGTGGAGGCGATGCACTTCAATATCGCAAGCTCGTTTAAGTGTGACGTGTGGGCATGCATCATCCCGTCCAACGTTGAGATCGTGGCCTACCGATATAAAGGAAAGGGTGGCGGAGAAGGTAAGCGAGAATTGCGAGTCGTATGTAGCAGGAAAGATCGGGATATGCTGGCGGCGGCTGAAGAACGCGATATGAAAGTTATCGTGCCGAACAATGACAACTTCAAAGGCGGATTCGAACGAAAGCTCTATGTGGCATCATCCCTCCTCTGATTAAAACGTGAACAAATTTTAGGTAAGATTGATAATTTCAGTCTTACCTTTTTTTATGCCAAAAATTCAGCAACTTACCAACTGGTCGACCACTTTAAGTAAGATTAGGTAAGATGCATCTTACGTAAATTTAGCTCACTTTTTGACCAATATCGCACCATAGGATATATATAAGTATATGATATCTAACTATATTATTATTATTACTCTCTCTATCTATCTGTGTAGGTAAGATTTTCTCCGGGTATATGTATTTTGCTTTGCGATTCCGCTCCAATTTTTCTGTGAATATTTACCTATAGGCATCTTACCATCTTACCGATTTTGGTTAACTCCATGAAATATATAAATAAAATAACGTAAGATGCATCTTACTAAATCTTACGTAAATTTCGCTCATTTTTTGACCAGTTGGCGAATAGCACTTTTTGCCTTGCACCTGGAATCGTGATGCGTATACTTAACGCAACGAAACCACAAACGGAGTGATACCAATGGCTGAAGCAATTTTTAAGGCATACACCAACGCGGAATTATCCAACGATGATTACCACGATCCTAACTCATGGTGCGCCAGATACGTTAGCGGCTCAAGCCTCGGCGAGATTTACGCAACATCCCCGGCCCACTGGAAATACAAGGATCGAGAAGAAACGGCCGCGCTTTCATTCGGCACTTGCTCCCATACATGCATGCTTGAGACGTCCAAATTTAATGGCGAGTACCTGCGAGCGACCGCGCCGGGCGACGTTAAGGATCTGATTACTTCGAAGTCGGCATTGTCTGCGAAATTGAAAGCGTGTGGCCTGATTGGGACGTCCAACAAGGACTACCCCGAGTTGCTGGAAATGGCATACCGCGCCGGGATTGATGTTAACGTGTGGTGGGCGATCGAACTCTGCGACGAAAGCGCCGCCATCAACTCAGGCCGAAAGCTGGTCAAGGATTCTGATTTCGATGCGGTCGTGCAAATGCGAAACGTGATGCTGGCTAACCAACGGCACGCTGCGTGCATTGAATCGGATACAGCGCAACGCGAGTTGTCAATCTTCGGCGAAATTTTCGGCGTCCCGGTAAAGGTTCGGCTCGATCATGTTGACGTCGTGTCGGATCCTGAACTCATCAAAGAGTGGGGGTTTAACCCGGATGAAGTTTTCGAAGTGGTGGTGATTACCGACTACAAAACTACTCAGACCTCTAAACCGGATGACTTCGGGCGGCTGGCGTTCAACCTGGGCTACTATCTCAAAATGGCATTGCAGCGCGATCTGTTCGTTAAGACGTACAACGAAAAACGCCCGGTTGTTGTCCGCCTGCTGACGCAGGAGAAAAAATCACCGTTCGCGCCTCTCGCGTTCACGTTAACGGATCAGCAGATTGAGATCGGGCGGAAGCAGTATCAAAGCGTGATTCACCAGTACGCCGAATGCGTCAAGCATGACGTTTGGCCGTCATACGAATCGAACGCAGCGGAAGTGAAGTTGCCCACGCCTCAATTCGTGAAATACATGTTCCCGGAAGTATACGGCACAAATAGCTAAACACTACGGCGCACTTGTGATATAGTGCGCTCCACCAATCAGGAAAAGGAAAGTTTGTCATGCGTACATCTGAAAGTTTCAAAGAGATCGCCGTTGCGTTAATCAAAGCGAAGTCTGGCTTCGTTGCCGCGAAGAAAAGCGGGAAGAATAGCCACCTGGGGAACACCTATGCCAATCTCGGCGATATCCTGGACGCCATCGGGCCATCGCTGGAAAAGAACAAAATTATGGTCATTCAATCAATGATGGATACCAGCACCGACAAGGTTATGCACCTTGAAACGATGTTCCTGCATGAATCTGGCGAGTGGATGGCGTTTCAGTTCAACATGCCGATCAGCAAAACCGTTGAGCAAGCATATGGCTCGACGACCTCATACGCTCGCCGTTATGCGTTAGCCGCCGCGCTGGGCATCAAGCAGGCCGACGATGACGCAGAGATCGCGAAGATGAAGCCGCAAGACTTCAAAAAACGCATTGATGCGTGCGAAGACCTCGAATCTCTCCGCGAGATTTACAAGCTGGCTAAACAGACGTTGACGCCTGCGGAATGGAAGGTTACAGAAGACGATATCACGAAGCGCCAGGCGCAACTAAAAGTGACGCCAGCGAACGGATTTAACCCCGGCAAGCCGCAAGAGGTTGCGAAACGTGAGCCGGAACAGGTAGAATCAAAGCCTGAACCTGAAGCACAAGATATCTCATCTTTCAACTAATTTAACCGGGCGGGAAACCGCCCCATAGGAAAAACAATGCATGTTGTAACAGGGGTAATCAGAAAAGCGCCTTACGTCAAAGAGGGCAGCAACAATAACGGGCCGTGGAAGATGTACGCGGTCGACCTGTCGGAGCGAATGAAGATCCGCAATCGCGACGGCCAGGACGAAACTGTATACACCAACTATCGCGCCGTCTTCTTCGCGAAGGAAAGCATGATTGCGTGGTACGATGAAGCGTTGCAGGTGGACAAGGTTATTAGCGTCACCTGCCGGACACTTCAGATCGTAAACCGCGAGCACAACGGCGCTACTTACAGCCACAATGAAATGATTATGCCGCAACTGGAATTCAGCCAGCGCGAACCAACGCAGGGCGGCGGTAATCAGCAGGGCGGGTGGGGCCAGCCTCAGCAACCGAAGCCGCAACAACAACCGAAGCCGCAAAGCGGTGGTGGTAATCAGGGTATGGATTTCGATGATGATATCCCGTTCTGATTTGACAACTAAAGGGGCCGCAAGGCTCCTTTTTTTATTGCTTCATTGATGCTATTATCTGCGTTACTCAACCAACCAAAAGAGGTCTTAAAATGGCACTATACAGACAAGGCAAAGCCGCGATGGACGCAAACGGCGTTATCACCGGGACTGGCACGAAGTGGCAATCAGCCTTATCGCTCATTCGCCCAGGCTCAACAATCATGTTTTTATCGTCGCCGATTCAGATGGCGGTGATTAACAAGGTTGTCAGTGATACGCAAATTAACGCCATCACCACAAACGGCGCGGTTGTCCCGTCCAGCGATTACGCGATCCTTTTAAGCGACTCGCTGACCGTTGACGGCCTGGCGCAAGATGTTGCTGAAACGCTGCGCTACTATCAATCGCAAGAAACTGTTATTGCTGAAGCGGTAGAATTCTTTAAAGATTTCGATCTCAATGCTTTGCAGGAATTGGCCGATCAGGTTAGGGCGGACGCAGAAGCATCGGCGACAAACGCAGCGGCGGCTGCTGCGTCAGAAGGGGCGGCGAAAACTTCAGAAACTAACTCTAAGGCATCGGAGCAAGCGGCGCTAACAGCGCGACAACAAGCCGGGTCGGCAAGGGATCAGACTCAAGATCTTTATAACCAGACTGTCGATCTTGTGGCTGGCGTTCAAGCGCCGGATAAGCTGCCAACCTCGCCAGGTAGCTCGCGGGCGTGGATGAAGATTGCCAACGTTAAGAACGCTGGACAGTCAAACTGTTTTGCGCAATTTATTATTGGTGGTGGCGCTAACTTCGGTTCGGCGAATCTCCCGATCGATATCTTTTCTATTTCTGGTCGTGGTATTCCTGATACGCTAACCAGTAATAATATTGACGCCAACTTTACTCAATACGCACTCATTCCGGCATCAAATAGCACGTCACGTTTGAAGTTGGGGGTTGTGAAAAACACTGACGGATCTTTTGATGTTTATTTGCTCGCGCCTAACGGTTACTTTCCAGTTATGTGGTTAAACCGTTTGAACGTGCAATCTAATAATGGATTGATTACCGGGCCGATCATCGATCGCACTGGTTATTCATGGATTACCACGGAGCCAACGGGGATTGTATACAATTCACCCGCTGATTACCTGGCATCTAATGATAATACGGTTGCCCGCACCAACGTAGCTAACACGTTCAGCCAGCCGCAAGCGATCTCCGTCCCTGGTGGTAACGCTACGCTGACCCTGAACGGTGCCGTAGTTCGGGCCAATAACAACAACGCGATCGTTTACTCCATCCCGGAAGACGGTCAAGGAATGTACTTCCGACCGAATGGCGATATGAACAGCGCGAAGCAGGTTGTTTTTGATGCGGCAAACTTTACCGTTACCGGGTTGAATGCCACTTTCAGCAATGCGGTTACGATGTTAAGCACGCTCCGCGTCAATGGTGCATCCAACCTTCGCGGCGGTGTTGATGTTACCGCGTCGCAGAAATTGCCACTGAAGGAGACTACCGCGACAACTGGAGTTGGCGTTAACTTTATCGGCGACAACGCAACTGAATGCTCTTTCGGGATTGAGAATACTGCTGGCGGATCTGCTGTATTCCATAACTATGCGCGAGGGGCGTCAAATAGCGTAACTAAGAACAATCAGCTTTTAGGTGGTTACGGTTCTCGCCCGTGGTTAGGATCTGACTACACGGAGCACAGTAACGCGGCCTTGCATTTCCTGGGCGCTGGTGATACATCTGGAACCAATCACGGCGGCTGGATTCGCTTACTTGTCACCCCTAAAGGTAAGACGATTAGCGATAGGGTTCCGGCGTTCAGGCTGTCGGATAATGGCGATCTTTGGCTGGTTCCCGACGGCGCTATGCACCCGGATCTTGGGCTTGTGCGTAGCCTTGAAACGTTGAACGCTGCTGTTCCTGCTTTTAATGCTCCAACTAACCAGGATGGTCGCGGGTTGAAACTTGTTGGCATTCCGGCGCCAGAGATTAACATGATCGCGCCGCGTGGTTCCGGCACCTCTTCGCCAGCGATTCGCGCTATGTGGTGCGATGGTAGTCTGGCCGATGAAACTAGATATATTGGCGCTGTACAAAACGGTTCGACTTTCTATCTCGGTGCGTCTGGTCATGATGGCGAGAAGTTCGGCTCAATGCGTGGTAGCGTGACAATCAAGGCAAATGCGGGCTGGGGTAAAACTTCAACACCAACGCAGGTTGTTTTCGAGACTTGCGAATCTGGAAGTATTACTCGAATGCCGCGATGGGGCGTTGACCATAACGGAACGTTAATGCCGATGGCGGATAACAGATACAACTTAGGTTGGGGATCTGGCCGGGCAATGAATATTTACGCCGTAAACGGAACTATCAACACCTCCGATGCACGGTTGAAAAATGATGTTCGAACCATGAGCGATCCTGAAACCGAAGCGGCTAAAGCTATTGCGAAGGAGATCGGGTTCTGGACGTGGAAAGAACAAGCCGACATGAACGACGTTCGTGAGCACTGCGGCTTGACCGTTCAGCGAGCGATGGAGATCATGGAAAGTTTTGGGCTTGAGCCATTCGAATATGCTTTCATCTGTTATGACAAATGGGATGAACAAACGGTAATCTCTGAATACGGGCCAGCAAATGAAGACGGAACAGAAAACCCGATCTACAAAACCATCCCGGCTGGCGATCGATATTCGTTCCGACTCGACGAACTTAACATGTTTATCGCGAAGGGGTTCGAAGCGCGGCTGTCAGCTATTGAGGAGAAACTTGGGATGTAACAAAGGGGCCAATCGGCCCCTTTTCTTTTAATACATGTTTTCAATAATGGGAACGCTCATGCCGACTAATCGATCCTGGACGACGCTATATCTTGACGTCCAGTTAGATTTTGTGATTCCGCTGGCACATCTTACGCTGTTACCGCTCATCATTAACCCGGCAAATTTTGCCCTGCACCGATCACCACTTACCCGGCTTCTGAATCCATACCTGCCCAGCAAAATCATCCCCGCGCCGATATCCTGATAATCCCACGACGGGTTATAGAATCGGTTCCTGAAGATAAACGGACGGCGAACCGTGGAGAAGGTACATTGGCCCGCCGCGTTGAAAAAGTTCAATCCGGTTCCCGCCTGCGGCGCAACTCCGCTGGCGAAAATCGCCACCCTCATTGTAACCGTAGCGTCGCCCTCCTCGCCGTTCGTTTCATTCCTGGCGTAGATGTTATTTCCGTCATATTCTACCGTAACGCCGTCGGCGCTCCAGCGAGCAAACACCATATACTTGTTGCGGTCGTATCCGGTATCGGGAGTTCGCCATTGCCCTGTAAACGTGATCGTTCCGGCCCACACGCAAAACCCGGCACGCGTTGAGTCGGGGATTGCGGTAAAGTCGGTGGAATCGGCAATGTATAACCCCTGGCCGCTGGCCGTCGGCAGGATCTGGCAGATTGTCAAATCATAGAGGCGGTCACGCCCCCAATTATCTGACCACCACGTAGAAAACGTAAGCTGGGAACCGTTCTGCGAGTACCCGCTTTGCATACCGATAGTTGGAACAAGGTTCGTCCCTCTGTTCTGGATGGATACTGGATCGCGAGGGATGACGATAATCTGCGCCCCTGGCACATATCCATCCACGTTAACCACTTTCTCATCCCACGCGTTAGCAACCAGGTTGCAAAAAGACGGGCAACGCATGCCCGCCGTGATTTGCATCGCCGGATTACCATCATTGAGATCGATAAGTAAGCCGCTTGCCATATTAGAACCTCCCTAAAACAATTCTCCCGCCGCCGTCAAGGTTGACGGTGACGCCGTTACCGTTGATTACCACACCGTTTCCGCCATCGAATCCGAAGTTACCAGACGCAGCAAACAGCGCACCGCGAACGACAACGTTATTGAACTCAGACGCGCCGGACTTGTTGATGCTCCACCCCTGCTGGCCCGAAATAAAGTTGTTGGACTGGATATACTGTCCGATCTTGGCGTTGGTAATCGAGCCATCCTGAATAAGCGCGTTGTTCATGAACACCTGGTCATTCTGCACAACAAACGGAAGCGTGTAAGCGCCGGATGCAGCATTGCGGATAATAGCAAATCTATCGGCAATAAACAGCACTTGCGAAACAACGTTGTTTCCTTGTGCGGTAAGCTGTAACGCCATCCCGGAATTATATTCCTGTCCGTTGTACGTTAGACCTAACTTCATTGTGTACATGGAACCTACGCCATCAACATTGGCCCACGAATCCAGCTTTTGTGCCAGCGCTGCGGAGTTCTCGCCGATTTTGGCATCTAACGCTGCCTCGGACGTTGCGCGCGCTTCACTTTCGTTTGCGATCGCCTCGTTAACCTGCGTAAACCCTGCTTCCATATCCTCCCCAAATTGTGTTTGCAACTGGTTAATTTGGGTTGCTCGCGTTTCGCTTTCATCTGCCAGCGCTTCGTTCAGGATCGTAATCTGCGACGTGATATCCTCATCAATCTGCGTTTTAAGCTGTGTGATCTCAGCCGCCCTCGCTTCAGTCTCGTTAGCGATCAGTACGGTAGTATGCGAGATTTCCGCCTTCCGCTTGCCATTTTCCTTGCGCATAACTCTGACGTCTGCATCGTTGGCTAACGCGTTCTGAATGATGCTGTTCGCGTAGTCGTTGAGTTTAGACGCGCTGTCCTGTGCGCTCTCCTGTAATTCCTTCATGGCGTCGCTATCCAGAATTTCATCCAGGATCTGATCTGTGATAATGCTAACGTCAGTCGATGACATACCGCGAGCGTAATCAGTCCAGGGTGAAACGTTGCCGATCCTGTCGACACTTCGCGCCTTGTACCAGTTCACATAGCCAGCGGGCAAAATTGAGTGCCAGTATTCAGCCGCCGGATAAGGAATCAGAGTAAGCAGGCTTGCATCCTGATCGGTTCCGCTTTGCGACTGGTAAAGCTCAATGTATGCCGTATCCTCTGCACCTTCAGGCATGGCCCACTTAACGCGAATCCCAAAGATTTCATTATCCGACGCGAAAAGGTTAATTGGCCCTTTCGGCGCTCCAATTTTCCCGGTCAGCGATGCACTAGCCAAAGCAGACCACGGAGACGCGATATTGCCGCCGCTAATGCACCTTACGCGCGCCTGGTATTCGCCAGCATAAATCCCTTCAATGTCAACCTGCGTTGTCGCTGTGCGCGGAACGTTGTTCCAGTTGCCGCCATCCTTACGCCATTGCACCTCGTAAAGTTTTGCGTACTGCACGGCAGACCAGCCGATTACCATCGTCTCGACGCTCATACCCTGCACAATGCGTGAGAATGAACTAATCGACACGTTTTCCGGCGCTCCCATTGAATCCGGGTCAACAACCGACGTTGGGCGGTCGTCAGTGATTACTCCGTTGTCGATCGCGTCGTACTTGTTCGGGTTGTATTGGGTGGCTGTGATTGCGAAAGTAAATTCGTCGTCATCGCTCCCCTTCTCAATCCTGGTAACAACGTACTGTTCAGCCGCCAGTTGGTCACTTTCGATCAGGAATACGCTGTCCGGCGCAACGTCGAAGTTATATCCCACGTTTAGCGTCAGGGTTTTTCCGTCTGCTGATACGCTGGCAATGGTTCGGCGTAATGGCTTGCCGTCGTCAGTGTTCAGAATCAGCGTATCGCCCGCCTTCGCGTCGCAGCGGAAAGCCAGGAAAACCTGCGTTCCCGTTACTTCCATAATGCGACCTGACAACACAAGGTTAAAGGCTGATTGCCAATGCGGATCTGCAACGTAAATCACATCGCCGCATGACGGGATCATGCCTTCCAGGCCAGTAGAAAACGAAACGGTGGTTGCGCTTAGGTTCGTTTGCAGAATCCAGCGCCCACGGCGGTTTGCTTCTGTCCGTCTGGTGCAACCGATCGCTGTGATGCTTGTCGGGTTGTGACCGAACCGCATGGCAGCGTCAGCGTTGAATACTGGTTCAACGTCCTGTTCGTACTGGTTCTCTGCGTCGTCGAACATCACGTTGCACGACGTGTACATCGTTTTTTCGCTCGGAAAAGTTCGAACGAATACGCCATCAACGACGTTATCAGCAGTGAACAGGTAAACCGGATCGCGTGGCTTATCGACGATAATCGAAAGGCTTTCCCCGTTGTAGAACGTCATTCCACGGAAGGCGGAACAAACATCCCTGACCAACTGGAAGGCTTCGACCTGCGACTGCACAACCATATCCATCAGGTAACGCGGTTCCATCCCGCCGCGATTGTCCGGCACAAGCTCATCACAGTATTGCGACACCTCATAGAGCGACCACTTGTCGACCGGGATCCCTAACTCGCGCTGGTCTAACCCATAACGCTGATTCATGATCAGGTCGTAAAGAACCCAGGCCGGGTTGTTGCTCCACGCCCATTTGAAAGTTCCGTCCCACGTTCCGGCATACGTCCTGTTAACAGGGTCGTAGTTACTCGGAACCTGTACAATCTTCCACTTCTTCTTGAGCGAGATTGTCGGGATCTGGTTCTGGAACAGATCGCTATCAAACTCGACGTAAAGCATTGCCGTCAGCGGATAGCGGAATTTTGCATCGATCACCTCAGCGTAGGACTGAACCTGGAAGGCATCGACCACCTTCACCCCGTCAGCGTCCGGCGTAATTCGGCTTACACGGATAAGAACCTGCGACGTGAAGTCTTGCGGCAAGTTGACGCGAATACTGCGATCGTAACCGCCAGTCGTGTTTTTACCGTCGATTTTGTCGGTCAAGTAGGTTTGATAGCTCGCACCGTCAACCGCCATTTCGATCTTGTACTCAACGACCGAACCGACCATATCGCCATTATCTTTTTGCGTCAGCACGCGGGGCCATAACAGGCGGAAGCGGATAGCAGAAAGATTCTTGTTCGATACCGTCAGCGTATACGGCGTGTTAAAGGTCACATCGCGTGCAACCTGGAATTCAGCGCTTGATTCACTGAAGCCCTGGATGTAACTCTGCGTTTGCGTGCCGGGGCGAAATTCTGCAATTACGCCCTCATAGTTATAGCTCCCGTCTTCGTTCTGAACCGGAACGCCGCCGAAATGCAACTGCTTCAGGCTGAAGTCATCCACTACTTCGCCGTCAGAAACGGCCAGCAATAACTTGATCTTGTCTTTCGAGATCAGGTTATCAGGCATTTCTACCGGGGTTCGCGGCTGGCTGGAACCGCCCTTGCGGGCCTTGATATTAGTCATCGTTTAGCCTCCTGTTAATAGTTTTGCAATTGTACACGACAAAAAGCCCGGAGGCTATGCCCCCAGGCTAAAAAGCGAATCGCTTAATTAGTTGTTATCTTCGGCGTAAGACCCTGAACCGAACAGCGCACCGCCAGCCAATCTGTAACCATATGGCAACTGGATTGGATAACCCGCCGCCGTGGTGTTAATCGGCCCGCCGAAAGCATACGACGGTTTATTTTCCGGCGACTCGCTCGCTCGCATGTTGCCGCCCATCTGCGGGGCAATCATCTGCATTACGCCACCCAATACCATTGCGCCGCCAGCCATAAACGCCGCCGATGAAAACGCCCCCATTGCCGCCAGCGATGCACCGCCAGTGAAGAAGGCCGCAACCATAATCGCAGCGCCGATAACGATCTGCAACAATCCGCCGTTCTTTCTGGCCTTCGGGATGGGGATGATTCGGATCTCCTTCGCTACAGCGAACGTTGCAAAGTCATTCGTGCTGATTGGTTTTCCGTCCGCGACGATACCAAAGCGCATGTTAGAACCAACCTTGCTCTGCATGAAGGCTTTAAACCCTTCCACCTGGTAGGATAGCGCCCGAATGCATTCGCCGACTGAATCGACTGCGAGATTATGGAAGACACCGAACCGACGCCCAAGGGAGCCGGAAAGTTTAATCGTCTTTGTATGTGATGCCATGTTTAAGATCCTTATGTCTGCAAATTAAAACCTTGTGCTGCTCATACCACCCGGAATAGATATCCCGGCGCGATAGCTTGCCGAAGGCGTGGTGAAGGATGTTATTGTTTCCAACGTAAATCCCAGCGTGGTTCCACTTGTCCGCCTGAAGCTGGAAGATAATCATATCGCCGACTTCTGGATCGCCAGTGTTTTCGATGAATCCATCTTCGCGCCAGTAGTCTCGGTAAAGATCCTCTTTGTATTCCGGCTTCCACCATTCGAACGGCAGGCGGCGGTCAGTCAGCGTGACGCCGTGGCGCTTGTGAAAATCCATCACCAGGCCGTAGCAATCATACGCGCCCAAAGCCCAGGGGCGACCAATCAGCGGCCTGCGCTTCGGTTCGATAATCCGCATATCACCTTCTGGAATCGACACGATAACCCACGACAAGCCAGATTCATCACAGAAGCATAAATCTGTGGCGCTCGGAACGGTGGTTGCACCATCTCCAGTGTGGGAGTGAACGAAGGCGATCGGCTCGCCTTCCAGTGACGCCAGCGCGTACTGTGTTTCGTCCGGCATTGATTCGTTCTCAGGATCCGGCGAAACGTTATCGAGTCGGTGATATTTCTGCACGCGTGATTTCTGCGTTACCAGCCCTGCGCACTCATGCGGGTAAACTTCCTTCGCATGCTGCATGATCTGCATTTTGATTTTTGGAGTTAACATATTACCGTCCGCTTTTCAAGGTTGCAGTAGCGCAACCGCCAAAATCCAAAGCCTCATTTCCGAATCGCAATCTGCACGACGAAACAAGGCCACCGCAAACATCCTGGCTGGGATCATCAACCTTATTCCCGTATTTGTCAAAGTATCCGTTTTGCCCGTTGTAACTGCATCCCTTCCCGGTTTTGTACCAGCCGCGTTGCGCCCAATAACAAACGGTTTGAGTCTGGCGGGCCGGAATCATCAAGCCATCCATATCGAAGACGGATGTTAGCTCAAACGTGGCCTTCTGCGGGTCAACCTGCTTAGGTCTTTCGATATAGTAAACGAACCGCCGAAAATCGCCGTCAGCCACGTTGCCATCTTCTTTCAGCAAATCCTTGACCAAAACCCACACCGTAACTTTCGCTTGCATGAGGCCGTTGTAGGCGCGAATAAGAGCACTCGCTTGCGCATCAATATTGCTAACCGTCAGCGTTGGCTTTTCTACCGTGCCGTCACTTGACATTGCAATCCCACCGATCCCGAACGGGCGCGGGCCGTATTGCTCACCGCGAAACGTGATCGCCTTCGGTGTCAGCGTGCCGCCGTTAACCGCCGCCAAAAGTTCTTCGGTTGAGTAGGCGATATTCTCGTTGTGGAATCGGTAGACCTGCCCGCCGAACTTTGTCGCGTCAATGTCAATCAGCGTTAAGATCTCGCCTGGGAACAGCTTTTGCAAGCAGTTCGCAAACTCTTTTGAAACGTTAGTTGTCATATAAATTTCCTCCTCTTGTCGACTCCAGATCATAGGCCAAAAAAAAGCACCCGTAAAGGGCGCTTTGTGCTATCCGGCTGAAGAGAACCGTTCCGCAAACTCTGCTGTTACTTCGCATAACCCACCGCCCTGCGGCGCGAGGGTAACAGAGTCTGCCGTTACGACGAATACACCCATTCTCCCATCTGGTGCCGTCCAGATGAAGGGTTTAGTTACGTGATCCTGACAAAAATCATAAACCTCCTCCCAATCCATTCCGCCATAAACGATCGGAACCGTCCGGCGCTTTGTGTTGATGCCGCTCGATGCAGTCTGGATGTATCCGTTACCGAAACTAACCGCTCGCACGTTGTTGGATACGGCGACTTTCGCCGCCCCTCCTTGAATTTGAGTACACCAGGAAAAAGAATCCACTGTTAACCCCTCGTTTTCTCGTTTACGTATTTCGCAATGCGTCCGTTTTGGCTCAGTGCCTCCGTGAACATATCGTTAACGATCTGCCTTACGCCCTGCTCTAAGCCCTTGCTGTCCTGACCGGAACCCATCGTGATGTTCACGTCACCCATGCTAAACACCATTGCTGCCGATGCCGCCACGTTGCCGCCATTCGTCACGCCAGATCCTGACGAACCGTTAGAGCCTACCAGACCGCCTGAAGCATAGCCACGCATCAGCCTGTATAAATTTTCCGGCCCTAATCGGCTGGTCGCCTCTTTAGTAAAGACGAATTCGCCGCCATGCACAACGCCTTTTGGTTCGTACTTGCCACCGTTGCCAGTATAGCCGCCGTTGGCGAACCCTTTGCTGAACATGCTGGCGAAGCTGAACGTACCGCCGCCGCCGAACGCAGCAGACATTGCATTGAACAGCGCCATTTTGATTAACATGCTGGTAATGTCATTAATCACGCTTTTTGCGAAGTCGCTAAAGCTGGCCTTACCAGTCATGACAAAATCAGTTAGCACAGTAGCCATTCCGTTAAATGCGTTTTGGGTGATGCTCCCGATATTGGAGTACACGTCATTAACTTCGTTGCCAATGTCAGCCCAGGCATGCGTGAATCCCGCTTTCCAGTCAAGCATCTGCGCATCCTGCTGCGCATAGAACTTGTCGCTTGCTGCCTGCATCTGCTTAAATTGGGCGTCGTCAAGCGAGCCTCCGTTATTCTTCCAGTCCGCCGCCATCTGCGCATTTGCCCTGTAGCGCTCCTGCTGCTTACTCCCCATCCCGGCGGTATCCTGAAGCGCTTTCGTCTTCTCAGCCATCTGGTTCTGATACTTCACCGACTTGTCAAGCAAGGCGTTCAGGCGCTGCTGCCGGACAATCTGATCGCCCACGATCGCTTTCTGTTCCGCCATAGCGATGATGTTTTGCTTATTGGCTAACATCTGCTTTTCGCTCTGCGTCAGCTTACGCTTGGTGCTCGCTTCTTCCAGCACCTGGAATTTTGCGACGGTGGTAAAGTAGTCTTTGCGCTGCTGGCTGATTTTGTCGTCAAGCCCTTTGTGCTGCTGCAATACTTTCAACTGCGCCTGCAATGACAGCAATTCGGACTGATACTGTTCATCGATCTTAACCCCGGCGTCTACCTGCTCCTTCCTGGCGTTTCGGTTCTTCAGGATATCCTTTTCTTCCTGATTCACCTTATCCTTTGTCGCGCTGCTGTAACCACCAGATAACGTCCTGTTCTTTGCGGCGTCGATGTAACCCATCTCGCCTTTTGCGATCCTTGCCTGCTGCTCCGCAATGGTCTTCGCCAGTTCCGCTGATTTAGCTTTGGAATCCTTGATTAGCTGTTCTTGCTGTGCAAGAAAATCATTCCCAAAGTCACCCATGCCAGGCACTTTCTGCAACTGACGACCAGCATCAACGATGAATTGTGCGATCATGGCGTCGCCATCCGCAATCAGTTTCCTGATAACGTTGATGATAGATGAAACAGTGTCAACGATAAGGTTTAACGCGCCGACGGTGTGATCGCCTACCCACTTCCAGGAGTCTGCGGCCCACTTTTTAATGTCAGTCCACATCGTTTCAAGCGGCGTTGCGCTGTCCGCGATATCCTTCAGGCGCTTATCCATCGTGTCAGCAAAGAGTTTCGTTGCCGCTTCCGCTGCTGCCGTCTCACCTTTGGTTTTGCGCAAAGATTCGATGTAGGTTAACTGCCCTTCCTTCAGGAAATTAAACTGATCATTCAGATCGGCAAGCCCCTTAACCGGATCCTTTGCGATAGAGTCAAAGTAACCAGTAATGGTCTTTTCACTTTCCCCGGTCTGTGCCGCCCACTCCGCCGTAGTCTTCGTGATCGCCTTAATCTGGTTGATGCTGTATTTTCCAGATTGAGCCAGTGACGTTGCGATCGCCTGAATGCTTCCGACAGTAGCCGATGATGTTTTGTTGATTTCATCGGTTAGGGCGGTGATTTGCCCGGTAGTTGTTGCAGCATAACCACCAGTCAGCACTAATGCATTCGCTAAATCTCGTTGAGCCTTCCAGGAGTCATACCCGGCCTTGGCGATAGCCGCAAGAGCAACACCCAAAGCAACCGCGCCAACTGTCAGCGGGTTAATGTAGCTCAACAAAACTTTGAAAGTGTTTCCGATCCCGCCGAAGCTATCCTTGATTTGCCCGCCCTGCTGAATAGCCACTAACCATACTGGCATCCCGGAAGCAAGGGAAGTTACTACGTCCGTGATCTGCGCCGGAAGTTGACGCATCGCCATTTTATATTGTCCTGCTGAAATTCCAGCAAGCCCCATAGCATTCTGCTGTTTCTTTAACGCCTGCTCTTGCTGCTTCATGGCGTTAATGAACGGTGCCGCTTCAGTTGAAACGCCTAATTGTGCCGCCTTCATTTCCAGCAGTTCGGCGCGAGTCTTGCCGATCGAGTCTGCTTGCTGTTTCAGGCTGGCTACAAAATCACGCCCGGCGTTGGTCGCCTTCTGTTTCGCCTCGGCCTCAGCAATTGCCGCGCGGCCTTCTTCGGTTAGCGCCAACTGCTGCTGTCTCAGCTTGTTGGTGGTCGACTCAATGACAGCGCCCAGGCGGAAGAATTCCTTGTCCGGCACAAGGCCCAATTGCCAGGCCTTATCCAGTTCTTCCGAAGCCTTGCGCAAGTTAGCCATTTTCGCGATCGTGGGATCGATAGCGCCCGCGATGTTGTTGAAATTGGTCTTAGCCTTTTCCGTGGTTTTCTTTTGGTTCTGCAACGCGCGGTTCATTTCCTCAGTCTGCGCCGTCGCGCGCTTCTCAGCGTCCGCCAGCGACTGAAGACCAGCCCCGGTTTGTTGGCTTTGGTTCTTCAGTTCGGCAAGTGATCGCACCGCTCTGTCAACCTGCGACACGTCAACGCCGAACGTCAAGCCAGCTACTTTATCAGCCATGTTAGCCCCCATATGAAAAAAGCGCCCGTAGGCGCTTATTGTGATTTTTTGTAGATCTGCTTGAGGTATTCACCCTCCAGGATCTGCAAGTCAAGCAATGCCGCTTCTCGATTGTCGATTTTATACAATTCAAAGAACATAGGCAATGTATTATAGTCCAGCCCCGTTGGGCCATTCATCCCAATGCGCCATTGCGTTTGCATGGCCTGGAATAGTTGCCAACTTTGGGCGGTCTGCTCATCGAAGAAAATTTCCTCTAAATCAGCCTCGTAATCCGATCGCCGTAAACCATACTCAGCAAGCTGGCGATCGGTTAACTCAGGCTGAAGCGTTAGATAAACAGCCCGCCTTAGACTTTTGCACGATGCCCGGCAAGCGCGGCCATGTACGTTTGAGGCAATGCCATGACAAATGAAGGGTAATGCGAGCACAGCCAGGAAATGTTTTCATCCGTAAATTCTTCGTCCAGATCCCAGCCTTCGGCCATGAAGCGGATAAAATCAACGTTACCCTTCGGCGCTTTTTCTTCGCTTTCATAAAACTCCTTCATTTCATCGGTGGAGTGATGTTTTACCGTCATGTTGATGGTTGCATCCTTGCCATCAGGGCAAGTGAAAGTTACCGGAAGTTTGAAGGAAGGAAGTTCGCCGCCAATGCGAATTTTAAACTTAGCCATTTTGTAATCTCCTGATTGGTATGTATTGAATGCTATTATGCATAAAAAAAGGCGAGGCACAAGCCCCGCCAGTTAATTAAGCGACCACCGGAAGGAAGACGTGCGCACCCTTGAGTGCAACATCAAGCGTTACCGTCTCCATCTCGTTGACAGCCGTAGTCGGAATGTCATCGAATGATGCAGTGCCAGACCAATAACGAACCTCTGACGCTCGCGGGACGTACATGTACATCGCTTTCGCCTCTTTGCTGGCGTCTGCTGCACGCAGCACCGGGTAGATTGCGTTATCGTACTCGTGCGCAAACGTGTAGTTAAGCGTCACCGCCGACTTATAGGTAGGCTCGGACTGTTCGCGCTCATCGCTCAGGCACTGGTAGTTATAATACTGCTGCTCGTTGCCGTCTTTGCCCAAATCCTGAATACAAGGCAACTCGATCCAGTCAGTGACGACGCTCACGCTTCCGGTTGCAGCCGTAGGGTATTTGTTGACGTCAGAAGTGTCGAATTCTTCCAGCGTCGCAACACCTGCCGCCACCGATTTAACTCGCGCCACCTTGTTCACAAAGTCGCCCCAGGTGCAATCCGTGAAGATTACGATATCTTTCGGCTTCAGTGCATTTTCAGCAACCGTGATTTTCGGGTTTAACGCGTCGTTTGTCATTGCGGTGAACGGGATCTCCGCTCCGCGCGTCTTCTCAAAGAAGACTTTAGCACCGTTTGGTAAATGCATGTTCAATACTCCTGTTTGATGTTTGATTAACCTCGCCATTATGCCCGCTAGTTAGCTGGATGGCAAGAAATTATAAGCGCCTCGAATCGCCATGCGTAACGCCACTGTCTCCATTTCGTTTACCGTCGTTGACGGAATGTCATCGAATGAGACGTTACCAGAACAATAGCGGTTTTCCTTTGCTCTTGGGATGTGCATATACATAGCCATTAATGACTTATCTCGCTCATGTGCTTTCATGATATCATACGCCGGATTTCCCGGATCGTGCGCCATGACGTAGGACATAAACAACGCTGATTTCGTCGTCTTCTGCCTCTCCTCCCTTCCGCTACTCAGGCACTGGTAAGTATACCAGTTTTGTTCGTTTCCTTCCTTGTCGATTGACTGCACGCAAGGCAGTTCAGCCCAGGATGAAATTCGACGAACCTTTCCGGGAGATGAAATGTAATTACCAACTGGCAAATCATTAGCTCGGTATTCCGGCCATAACCTAACCCTAGAAACATCCCCATTAACAGAGCGGATCGAGTATACATTACCCTCGATCAGCTTGTTGTCGCAATCGGTGATTACTACGATATCGCCAACACCAAAAGCGCTGACACCAGCCGCCTGATTCAACACGAGAACATAAGTGTTTGGGATACCAACATCAGTTGTGTCAAGCCACTTAAAATCGTACTCCCTCTCGTTGCTGGCCTCAATAAAAATCTTGCTCCCGTTAGGTAAGTGCATACCCGTTCGCCTCCATTTGTTCACATCTTACCGTAAAGCGAACGGGGAAGAACCACCCGGTTTGCGCCTTCTGCACTCCGTGAACCTCGGCCCACTCGCTTACGTAAAGATTAATTTTGTCATCGCCCAAGATTTTACCTTCAGGGAAATATTTTGCAACGTTTTGCGCGATTAACCTTGCGGCGTCGGTGCCAGTTCCGGGTTTAAAGATCACATCGACCTGAACCATCCCCAGGTAAACGCGACACTCCCTTGAGAGGCTAACAGATCGGGAATCCGCTTCGATGTATGAAAATTTAAGGTGCGTCCCGCCGTTGGCTGGCGGCTTAAAGTCAACGTTATCGCTCGCGATCATAATCCCGTTATCGGCGGCAAATTTAGCCGCCGCTGCCTTGCATTTTAACGCAATATCATAGTGCATTTTTCGCCCTCGCTCGTTTGATTGCTTCAGTCACGTATACGCCCAATCGGATCGCGACAACTCCCATAACGCCATTCGGCGCTTGCTTTGAGTGTCCGTATTCGAGCGCGTTAGCATAGATTAGCATGTTACTGAACCAGATCGAAGTAATCCCGGCTCCCTTTGTGAACAGCGCAATATTCGCGTTGCCGTTCTGGATAGTCTTCGTCCCGGTCTGGTCGTATGCGTTGATGGCGTAAAGTGGCGCACGGTTAAAAGTGATTTGCCAGTTGCCACGGAAGCGGCCTGTATCGACCGGAGAGCGCATCACAAGATCCTTTAGGATATCATTGCACGTCATGCGTACAACGTCCTCCAGCGCGTCACCAGCCGCCTTGCACCATGCATCAATCGCACCAGTGAATTCACGGATGGTGTAATTAGCCATAAGTCGCCACCCTTCGCAAAACTGGACGGTAAGCAACGACGGTTCCCGTTGGTTTCACCGGGCGGGCATTAACCACGCGATAGCGCTCCCCGTCGACGTCGATTTCGTCACCTTCCATGATTGGTACGTCGTGAGTGAAGAAGCCGCGCTTGTCGCCAGCGAGGATAGTTTCGCCGTTGATATCGCGATCTTTGATATCCCGCACCGCACCTTTGATTGTGGTAACAACCTCGCCAGGGATGATATCCTCCCCGGTTTCGGGGTCGATTCCGCCGCCAGCGCCTTTGGTGTACTTGTTGAATACGCCATCGGCATCGCTGAAAAACTTAATGCCCGCACTAGCGCGGGCCTGAATTGCTTTGTAGTTCATGGCGTTTAACCTCCCATGCCGCAACGATGAAGACCGCCAGCGGTCATAAGGCCGAAGCCGCCGCCGCGCATTTTCAGCATGCGCCAGTACATTTTACCCCACGGAGTTGATAGCATTTCGTTGTCACTAGCCGAAGACACGCGATCGAATGTTTGGGAAAACTCCCCAGTCAGGGTGAATGACGCTACACGCTGCGAGTATGATTCCACGCTTTCGCCTTCCTGCTTCATCGCTCCGTCCAGAAACATCAGATGCATGGTCATCAGCGCCAGCGCCGTAATGATCGAGTCTCCGAACTTAGAGTCGCATACGAATTCCTCAGCCAGCACCACCCACGCGGTTAACAGTTCTTCCGGTACTTCTTTGAGCGGAGGCGCGAGGCTGCGCATTTTGTCGATCACATCTTGAATCGTGTAATTCATGGTCTTTCTCCAGATATGAAAAAGGACGCCGTAGCGCCCTTGTTGGTTTTTTATTCGGCGCTCGTAGGCTGCACGATGGTTTTTGCTTTCGCTTTCACTGCTGCGATGTAGTCGCGAGTGCGGCGAATATCATCGTGGAATTCTACGCGGCCTTTGAAGATATCGTGGCGGAAGCGGTCAACTTGAGACTCTTCGATCTCGAAGGTTTCGCCCGGTAGCACTTTCTTGCCGTCGAACTTAATCAGGCAAGCGCCCACGTTTTCCATTGTTACCATATCCGGCTTCGCGGTTTCCGGCTGTGAGGTTTCCGGCTTTTCATTGATTTCCGGTTCGATGGTAGCAGTATCTTTTTTAGCCATTTTATATCTCTCCTGTTTTGGTGAGGTTTGATTTAAACACAATGAAAGGTTTTTCGCAACAATAAAAAATGGCCCCGAAGGGCCATTCTAATTACACGCCAGAAAGAATGGCGATGGTCAGCGGACGATACACGATGAGGCCAGTGCATTTAGAGGTGCAAGGCACTTTGAAATGCAGGTCTTTCGGCTGCATCGGCAGCATGTTGAAGCGTTCCGGGATCTCGATCGACATATTCATCGGATCTTTTTCGTATGCCAGCACGCCTTTAGTACCTGCGCCGTCGATATCTTCCAGCTCCGCAATGGCGGTAATGGTTACATTCGGGTAGTTCTCTTTGAACCACGCGAGGTAACTTTCCGTAACGTCCGGCATTTTCTGCGTCAGCAGGCGGCGCTTGGATGGTGGGATCACGATGTTGGTAACATGGTGACGGCCCAGCGTTACATCTTCGATCGTCTCGATCAGATCCTGCAACTCGCTGAATGCGATTTCCGGCGTAGTCCAGCTTGCGGAGGTCAGACGGTTAATGTTCGGCTGGTCGAACACGCTAACGATGTTATGCGGCGCGGAACCTTTGAACACCAGATCGTTAACCAGGGTTTCATGGCCTTCGCGTGCAAGAGACGCTTTGCGGTCGCTCAGGCTGGAACCCAGCGCCTGACCTGCTTTGATTTCGTCGATGGAGATAAACCACGCGTTACCCAGGCGGAACACTTTACCAGTTTTCTCGGACGCCATCGCTTCAACTGTCGGCAGGTCGTCGGTATAATCCGCGATGATTTTCGCAGAGGTCACGCCGTCAAACTCCAGCCATTCAAAGTTTTTCGTTACCGGACTCAGTTCGGTAGTAACCGGGAAAAGCTCCAGCACACCAGTTTGCGGGTAAGCCTGTTCGTACTGGCGATTTAAGAGTTGGGTAAGCTGATTAACAGTCCAGATGCCGTGCGCGTCGAGTTTGTTAGCGTCGATGCCCATACCCTGCATTGCAACCTTGATTGCATTCTGCTCGAATGCATCTAATTTCATAGTCATTTGAAACTCCTGTTTGTGTGTTTTGACTTAACGAGATGAAGAATAGCACGAATTGCTAAACGGTCAAAGGTTTTTTTAACGTATGAAAAAGGGGCCGAAGCCCCTATTTTTTACGCCCCACCAGTAGCGGGGGCGGCTGGCGCGGTTGCGTCCTGCGTTAACTGGATTTTCACCAGGACTACGCCATCTTTGTTTTTGAACCACTCGCCAGTGTGAGTGTACCCGGTTTTGATTAGGCCAGCATCGCCTTTTGCCACGGTGCCATCAGCGCCGAAAGTTACCAGCGACTTAAACGCGCAATCTGCTGCGGTTACGGTAGATGCAGCGCGACACCACACGCGGCCATGCGTCATAACGTTTACGGCGGAAAATTTGTCGTATTTGAATTCCGGCGATTGGTAATGGGAATGAGTGGTTACGCCCACCAGAACAGCATCAGCAGTTTTAGCGGTATCGACCACTTTATGACCATCAACAACGCCACCGGACAACGCGACCAGAACGCCAGTTAAAATGTCATTTGCAGCGGCACAGGTGCCGTCGATGTTGTACAGCGAAGTATCCGCGATCTGGCCCGGAATGCAAATATCGCGCTTGCGGGTATAGGTTGCAGGAATTGCCATGATTAAATCTCCTTGATTTGGATTTTGTAGCGGCCCGAAGGCCGCACGGTATTAGTTACGGAATTTGGCTTGCGGGTCGATGATGTTGGAACCATCGAGTTTCGGCGCGCCTTTCTTGTCTTCCTGCTCACCATCTTCTTTTTTGGCGAAGACTTTAGAGCGATTGCTTGCCATCTTATCAGAATTGGAGATAAAGTCAAAAGAAGCGTCGATATACGAATCTTCTTTATCTGACAAGTCGCGGCCATCCGCTTCTTTGATGTAAGCAACTTTCATCGCTTTAACGTCCAGGCCGTCGCACTTGATGCCAGCGGCTGATACGATCGCGACAACTTTCTGCTTCGCGTCTTCGTCGGCTTTGATTTTGGCAACACGCGCCGCCACTTCATCTTCAATGCCATCAACTTTGGTTTGAAGTGCGTCGCGCTCTGCGGTGATGCTCGTTACCTGACTGGTTGCTGTTGCGATCTGTGCGTCCAGTTTAGCAATATGTGCGCCTACGTTATCGGCTACTTCGACGTCTACGCCGTCAATTTTGATAATCATCGTTTTAGCTCCTTTGTGGTTTGAGTCGTCATCATAGGGAAATTCTTGCTCACTATCAAGATTTAATTTCGCAATTCCTGCACGCCCGCGAAAAACAAGCGCCACATGGTTAACGCGAATCTTCGTTTGCACGGCATCAAAGCGAACCCAATCAGATACGGAATCGTTTTTCAGTTCTTCGAAGTTTTCCGGTAGGTCTTCATCGAAGTAGTATTCGCCCGTCGCGTTGTTGCCCCAGCCTTTTTTGTCGATATCGATCGAGGTGTACCCAACGGACAATTCAGCCGCTACGCGCTTCTTCGCCTGCTCGATCGACTCCCCGTCGTAAATCATCACCGGAACCAGAACCCCAATCCCGTCCTCTTTGCCAGCGCCGGAACAGGATCCGACCACCAGCCCTTTCGCGTTTTTGGCGTTAACCATCTTGTGACCCAAAGTAATTGGCTTGCCCTGGTATGACGCCAGCGATTCAGCGTCGAACACCTCGGAGCGCGGGCGAAACTCAACGCGCTGGCCGTTCGGGGTCTGGTAGGTCTGTGCGCCGATACGCGCAACGATCGGGGTATCGACCAGAAAGCCGTTTTCATCAAAGCGGGCCTTCACCTTTACCGTGTCGAATCTTTGAACTCTTTTCATTGTAATTCCTCTACGTTATTAAAATCGGGAACCGCCCAGCAACGGCAACCGTACTCCTCGCCGGGAAAAATGCCGTCACCGTTTACGCGGCGTCGCTTACCTTCTAGTTTGATGTGGCTTTCGCGTTCGCGGTCGTCCATCATGCCGAACCAAAAGTAATGCGATACTTTAGCATCTTTTAGTCGCTGCATCATCAACATACTGTTAAAACTTCCGATAATGCCGCTCGCCCGGTTGCGCGACCAACCGCCATAAATGGCGTATCGGCCCTCGATGATTTCATCGATCTGTTCGCGAGTCTTGCCGATGTTGTTGGCGGTTCGAACTTTCGTTGTCCAGTCAGCGACGATATCGGCTGTTAACTTCTGGATTGATGCCTTTGCGGTATCCTGCCATTTCTTTAGCGCCTGCTGATACCACTGCTCATAACCACCAGCGCCGAACTCCTTCAGCATCATGACCGCTTCATTATCGCGCCCGCCAGCCGCCAGCGCAATAACCAGCCACTGCTTAGAGTTGAATCGGTAGATAGTCAGGCCAATGGAGGCCAGCGCCGCAATGACGGCAGCAAAGAACGCGATCGCCGCCTCGTTGATATCGTCTTCCGCCTCGTTGATTTCCTCCGCTGTGGCGTCGAACTTCAGGCGGTCTAACCGATCCCGCATTTCCACGACCAGATCGGTTGTCGCGTCCTGCATCAAGCGGGATAAATCCCGCTCGCTTGCTTCAGGATAACGCCAGTTTGGAATTCTGCCGTTAACTTTCATCGCCGCCCTCCTCGGTGTTGTTCAGGATCTGCGATTTTTGCGTTTTGGTCTTACCAGCACCCGGAGTGCGATCCGGTAACTTTTTCTGTTCCGGCGCATTGCCTTTCAACTTCAGTTCGGGAACCATCGCGGACAGGGTATCACGTGCTTCGTTCGCATCAATGACCTGATCCGTTACCAGTCCGTGTACTGCGTCTGCGTTCTTCTTAAAGATATCGGCCTTCTCTGAATCTGTCGGCAGTGACAGCGGTTCGAACTCTACGCTGAAGTCTTCCTCAGTGACAATGAATTGTAGCAGGAATTCTAACAGTGGTTTGTAGTCGTCGTTGCGCTTGCGCTCCACCAGCTTATAAAACGTCTGCAACGCAGTGTTTTGGCTGGCACTAACGCCACCTGTGTTTTTGTTCTTCAGTACGATCTCATGAATGCCTGACAGCGCGACAATCCGATCCATTTTGGCGGACAAGAATTCCGGGATGCCTGAAATATCAGAGTTGATTACGGTGTATTCTTCGTCGTCAGCATCAATGCCGATCGTGTTGCCAACGCCGGAATTCGCGTCAACCTGGGCCATGCGCAATCGGGCCGCGTATTCGCCCTCCCTGTCGTCGCAGATTAGAGCAAGACCTTTGGCCTTCCACACGCCCTGCTGCTTACGCTTCAGCAACTGCGTTGCGAGGTACTCCGAATAATCGTAATCAAGAATCGCTTCAATCATCGACTTGTTCAGCACCGTTCCGCCAGCGCCCTTGTTGAGTTTCCGCACCTTGTTTGTTACGCGCTCGCCGTCGATGTAGTGCATGCGGGTATAATGCACGTTAAAGTCGCTACCGCCGTTTAGCGGCTTGACGGTGTACATTTTAGGCTTGCCGAATCGTGGGCTTCGCGGGTTCTTCTCCTCCTCCGCTACGGACACCGAATCGTAGTCGTAAACGACAATTGATTCCAGCGGCTTACCGCGCTTCGCGGCTGAAGTCAGCATGCGGCCATCGTTAACCATCGCCAGGACGTAAGAGCCACCATACAGGCGCGCCCAGCAGAGGGCATCGGTGATTTGCGGCTCAAGTTTAAGGCCGTCCCACTCTGACTGGAATTTCGTGTTATCGGAGACGCCGTTAAGCTGGAAGCCGGGCGACACCATTTCTTCCGGGATCACGTCAACAATCTTTTTCGCCAGTCCGTTATTGTGATAGAACTCCTCGACTTGCGACATATTCCCGAACGTGCTTGCAATCATCGCCGTGGTTGACGCGTACCCCGCGCCACCATTGAAGATCTGATTGTAATCATCCATCTTGATAGCTTTCATATTTTAACCTTGTGTGATTTGTGGGCCGTTAAGCCCACATTATGTATTAGCGGCCCAGCTTTTTCAATCCTGCCAGGCGTTTCATTCGCTCTACCGGGTCGTCGCTCAGGTTCATTTCCAGGTTCGCGGCGTCAAATACGTTGTCGCAAATGTCATCGTGGGGATGTGAATCGTCATAGGTAAATGCGCTCATTTCCGCCACAAGCTCCGCAATGAACGGGTGGCTGTCCGGCAGTACGACGCGGCCACCCTTGATAATTGGCTGCGCATCCATCGCGCGAGTAACCTTATCTTTGTCGCGCTGAACCGGGACGATCTCACCCATGCCATTAACTGCTTTGGTCAGATCCTGGATTAGACCCGTACCGCTCGCCTTGTCTTCGATGTAAATCTTTCGCAGATTCCCGCATTCCTTGTTTCTGCGCCAGCACTGCTTAATGAATGCCTCAGCCTGCACGCGCAAATCCGGCGCCTCCCACTTGCCACGGATTCCATCAATGAAGTAGACGCGATCGCGGTACTTACCCCAATAGCACAGCACTGAATAGTCGTTTAGCTCGTTCGTCTTCTGCGCCGTATCCGCCGTAATGAAGGTGTATTCGAACTTGTCCGGGCGCGGTTCATGCGCCTTTTCGCTGTCGCCGTAATAGCGCCACCATTCCGACTTAAACACGTTGCCGCCCAATGCGATCGGCTCCTGCTGATACTGCGAAAGGAATGTATAAAGATCGGCATCGCGCAAGGCAACCAGGTTCTCGATCGATTCGTTGTCCTCCCAAAATGACCAGTATTCGACACCATCAATGACCACCGACGGCCCGGATAACACGTCGCGTTCGAACTCAGGACGCAACCAGTCAGGGAGCGATTCGCCGTATTCCCTCGTTACCATCGCCGGAATAACAATGCGATCGAATTCGATAGCCATCCCGCCGCTCATCATGAACCAGGTGGAATCCTGTGCATGCAGCCGCTGCTGTACGGACAGGATCGGCGTTTCGTCGCCTTGTTTCTTCTTCGCACGACGGGATCGAATGGTGTTCTTCAGCAAGATGTGGCTCTTTTCGCGCTTCACCTTTGAGAACATGTCATCAGGCTTGTCGATATCATCCAGCGCGATTAGGCCGCTGAAACCCGGTGTCATGTACCCGCCACGCTTACCGACGATCTGACCACCAGACGAACGGGACACCATTTCCAGCCTTACGCGATCGTTGTCATCCAGAACCTGGAATTCGTCGATCTGCTTCCGACCGAATTTCGAGGGCCATAGCTCCTGCCATTCGCCAGATGAAAAGATCTTGATTACGCGGTCGGAGTTGCCCTTTGAAAGCGCGTCACCCTGCGAGATCTGAAGGTTTCGAACCTTCCGGCACTTGAGATACGCATACGGCGCGAGGTGGATAGAAAACGCTTCGGTTTTCGTCGAACCCGGCGCAACGTTTACGATCGTGCTTTTGCGCTTCCCGGCGATGATTTCATCTACCGTGTGGCAAAAGTAGGAGTGATGCCAGTTCCACATCAGCTTTTCGCCCTGGATAATCTGAAACCAGATCTTCAGGAATAGCGAAAAGTTGCGCGTGCTCAATGCCTTGATTGCCAGCTTGTCGGCTGGCTTCAGGTCTTCCCAAATAATCATTTCGTCATTCATGATCGGCCCTTAAATCTTGTCCAGAATGTTACTAACAGCCTTCTCCAATACTTCATCGGTGATCTCGTTCTTGTTGCCAGCTACGGCGTCAATGTTGAGAACAGCGGGCTTGTCGATCCCCATTTCCTTACCGACGAACGAAGCGTTAATCATGCCGACGGCAGCAAGCTGGAATTTCTGCTCATAGATTACAGAGTCGATAAACTCCATGACCGGGGCATAGTTCGGGTCGTGGCGATAGCGTACAAGCGTTGACTGGTTCACGCCGCAAAACAGGCTTAACCCTGTGATCGTGAAAATGCGCGGCTTGTTCACGCCCCACTCGTTAACGTCCCCCTGGAAAGTGGCGGTTTCCGCAGCCTTGATGGCGTTTTCTTCGGCCCACTGGAAATAACCCTTCGCGATCTCGAAGAATTGTTGTGGCGTCATTTCGGCGGTTCTCCCCAGCACTACACCAAAATCTTTTTCGTACAGCGCCTTGAAATTGCCTTCGAAGTGCGATTTCGTTACGCGTTTTTTGCGTTCTTCAGACATTGTTAATCCTCCTTCTGTGTTGAGTTGCGAGTATACCAGATTGCAGGCACAAAAAAACCCGCCGAAGCGGGTTATGTTCATATCAGTTTATTACGCCGCTTCAGTGTTTTCTGAAGTGATGCAAAAGGCTCACAGTCAACATACGGGAGCGGCGAAAACTCTATTCGTTTCGCGATACCGCCCGGATCGCCAATTTTTTCCCAGCGTTTCGTTTTCTTGTTGTACAGCATCGCGGCGAAAGTGCCTTCATGCACGCGCTTTGACAGCCGTTCGACAAGGTGGAAGGTGCCTGCATAGAAGCCTATGACCAGCATAATTAACGCGACAATCAGAGTTATCATTGTGTTGCTTCCCTTACGTAGTTGATACTTATTTTGTGAGTGTCCAGGTTTACGCCGGATTGTTTTTTTGCTTTCTCTACCGCGTCGGCGGTATCGTTCGCCTCAATCGTCATGCTGAACTCTTGAATGCAGGACTTGCAAAAGCCGCCCATTTTCCTTGCTGTGAGTATGACCTTGTACTGCATCATAACCCCCCAATAAAAGCCCCAAGCGGGGCGAGACTTGCGGATGTTTACCGCCTCTTGTGTCTACGCTTTTAACGATACCCGGTCAGCGTGAATGCGTCAATAGGCGGTTGATTCGTTCGCTTATTTTTTACTCATACTCGCCATCACGGCGACCGAAACGGCCTTCGAGATAGCCAGCCAGCCAGATAAACTGACCGCGAGTTAACAGCGTGTTGACTTCGGCCCAATGCTTATCGATCATCCGTGCTGCAACCTGATCGTAAGTCTTTTTGTCCTTCCGTATGGCGTCTTTAGTTTCCGCCGTCATTCGTTTTGCCACGCGCTTCACAGCGTTGTACTGCGCCTCATTCAGTCCGAACATTTAAGCCTTCTCCCATTCTACCCAGGTTCCGCGAGCAATGAAGATCTCGACACGCAGAGGGGAGTTGAAATTTTTGTAGATGAAGATGAAACCTTTCTTGCTGTCGGTTTCGACCTGTGTAACCGGAAAGGCCAGCGGAGTAATCGTATCGACCGACTCACTCATCTGGATACCCGTTACCGTTGCGCCAATCGGCATATCTTCGACTTTTGAGAACTCAGACATAGAATCACCTTAATGAAATTTGCGCCCGCCAGAATCGCTTACAGGCGCTTTAAATGGTATACGAATTCGTTAATTTTTCAAGTGGTGGCACGGCTCGCCATCTTTAACGGCTCCCCACTGGCGGCGTTTGTTCCGCTCCAGCTTTTCCGCCACCGCCACTGCCAACTGCTCATCGGTGATTCCGGCGCGGCGGGTTGCGTCCCACACCAGCATGATGATATCGGCGAACTCGCTAATGTCATCCGGCGCTTCGGCTGCTTCATTGGCCTCTTTAGCCAGGTGTTTCAGCGGGCCGACCGGGCCAACGTTACCGAACTGGCGATCCGACCATTCCGCGTGCGCCTGCCGGACAAGGCGGAAGTGATCCCGTAATGACTCATCGTCACCGCCGCAAAGGTACAGATCTTTCCACGCCGCCGGGTCGTTTTGCACCTTGCGCATTTCATGCAGCACGGCGTCAACGTCCATCTTCTCAGGCCAATTGACCCGGAAGGATTCCGGCTGGCGGATGTATTCGACCACCTCTCCGCCCAGCACGCGCTGCTGCATTTCCGCCTGCACTTTCGTGTCGCAGGTGAGGCGGCGCGATTTGCGCCCCTCGTTAGTCCCGATAGTGTAGGTCAGTACCCAAATTTTGTTGTTCATTCTTCGATCACCTTATATTCGCCTTCGTTAAGTTCGAACCAGTCGGTAGGGAGAACCTGGCCAAATTCTTCGGTGTGGTAATAGCGCCCCACCTGCGCCCACTTCTCGCCGTCGCTATAGCATTCGACGGTAAGTCGATCACCTGCTTTGAATCCGGCCCACTGTGCAATGGTAGGCTCATCCGGGGAGTTGGTCACGTCCGGGTTGACAATCTCAACAACGGCCAGGCCCAGGAATGATTTGTCTTTGGTCGGATACGGAATGCTCATTTGTTTAGCTCCTGATTGGTTCGCTTCAATAAGGCCACTATATCAAATGGCCTTGCGGAAGTTTTAGCAAAAAGTGCTATTTGCCGTCGCGCCACAAACTAACCAGGGCGTCGGCCATCTGGCGGAGAACTTTCGCATGGGTCTGCGCGTCATCACCTTCCGGCGTGCGCATGGCTTCACGGATTTTCTCGATCGTGTTGTGGGCGGCGTTAAGCTCTGACTCAAGCTCTTTAACCCGGTCAGCGAGCGAGGCTTCTTTCGCGCCGTCCGGTTTCACGATCATCGACCGTGACAGCATGCCCAGGGCTGCAACTGCATCGCTTGCCGACTTCACGCCCTCTTTGAAGTGCGCGGATTTTTCAGCGCCGATCTTAAATCCGCGTACAACGCCCCTCGACTCATCCCGCCCGAACATGTTCAGCACGCGGTCTACCATAGATTCGAGATCACGATCTCTGTCGCGTTCGTGGGCCTTCAGGTCGGCAAAGAACAAGGGCGACTCAGTGGAGGTAACGCCGCCGAACATTGACGCTGAAGTGTGGAGGGGGTATTTCAGCGCATCGCTAACTAACCCGCCGAACGAGAGTTCGCCGCCAGCGAAACAGTTGTTGATTTGCAACTCAATGTTGAACTGACCGCCGCCGATGTAGTGCGAGTTGCTCGGATTGACCGCGTACATGTTACCTTCGTCGTCGGTTATTTTGTACAGCGACGCCCCGTTGTAGTTGGTGAAATGCTCGGCATCATAGCGCTTGCCTTTGGTGAATTTCGCGCCCACGCCAGCGGGAGAATCAGCGTTCGGGGTCAGGATGAATTTGTAGTTGTTCATGATTTTTCCTCTTTGGTTGGTGTGGGGATAGTATGCACCATCCCCGGACGGAGGTTTTAGCAATTCGTGCTATAGGGCGTCGATTTCTGCCTGCATGAACTCGCGGATGGCATCGCCACGGCTGCAATCCTCCAGGTACTCGCTGATATCGTGCTGAAGCTCACCTTTTTCGTCGGTGTAGAATGCGGCCCAATCCCGCGCCCACTCCTTGACGGTTTTGTAGTTGCCGACGCGCTTAACGCCTGCGTCAGTCCATCCATACTGGCGGGCGATGATGCACATTGCGCGAACCACCAGTTTGCGATCGGTCTTGCGCTTCGCCTTTTCGAACCGCGCGAACTCACCGAAGATGCCGCGAACCACCAGATCATCATCCAGGTAGTATCCGTCGAAGTGCCAGCATGAGAACTCGTTATCCCGACTGGCGGTGATGATATCGCCAGGCTTACAGGAAATGCTAACTAGCGACTCGACGGACACGCATTTCAGTTTGATTGTGTTCATTAGCGGATCTCCTCGATCGCGTTCAGGCAGAGTAAGTGGGTCGCGTAGTCAAGATCCGTTTCGGTTGAGCGCTCGGAATGCTCGCCGCCGGATACGCAGAATCGCACGCTGGGAACCTCGATCTGAAGTTCGGTGCCGTCCTCAAGCTCGATGATGGCTACGGTATCCTCAGCCAGCATGCTTAACAGGTCGATGATGTGGTCATTCATGGTGTAACTCCTGATTGGTTTGTTTCGCTTCAGTAACGCCACTTTACCAAATGACGTTACGGCAGGTTTAACAAAAAGTGCTATTCTTTGTCGCCAGTGAATGCGGCCCGGCGACCACGGCGGAAGCCGTTAATCTCAGAGAGGCGGCTTACCCCGATGATAACCATCATCATTCCGATCATTTGCCAGCCATCTTCTTTGGCGACCACCAGGCCACCCAGGAAAAGAACCCAATACAGTGCAATCATTTTCTTGCTCATAGTTTCACCTCAAATAAAACGTTGTTTTCATATGGTCGGTTAAGAAACATAGCGATCTTCTCATCCGGCATGCGGCACGCCAACCAGTTTTCGCCCAACTCCGTTGTTTTCTTGTCGTCCTGCAAAATCCAGACCTCATCCAGGCCTGGTCCGAAGCTGGCTTGATACTCCTTGCCCACGGTGAACAGCGGGGCCAGTGGCCCGTACCCAGCATGAGTGCAAATTACTGTTACGGTTTCCATCGCGTCAGATCTCACAGTTGGTTGGCGAAGATGTGCCACACGTGGCTTTTCGGCGTGCGCTTCATGAGTTTGTGCGCCTTACGGGCCATGCGCTTATAGTCGCGCGAGGTCAGCTTAACCGGATCGGCAACGAACGATTCGACCACCAGACCTTCGCAGAGGTATTCGGTATTCCATTCTTGATGCGTCCGATCTTCTCGGAAGATGGTTAGACGGCAAAACGAATGCTTGTCACTGTGAAGACGTTCGCCGCGCTCGCCGTAGTAGAATGCGCCGCGCATTTCACCATCATTGCCAACGTGCAAAAGGTGAATGCGGCTTTTCTTGCCATCAAAGTTGGTGCCGACGATAGCCACGACTGCGTTTTTGATAAAGTGTTTCATGGTAAATCTCCGTTGTTGGTGTGGGATAATTATGCCCGATCCGTTGACCGGGCGTTTACCAAAAAGTGCTATTGCATGGTGCGAAGGTCGATTTGCGATTCTTTCCAGTCAGCGAATGGCTCCATCTCTCCGATTTCCTGCATTTTCGCATCGCAGCGCCCGCAGTCTACCCAGGCTTTGTTTACGCCGATAATGCGAACATCTTCGGCGACTGACTCATACGCCCAAATCGCGCCGTCTTCGTCAACGGCAACCGTATTGGCCCACACTGGCACGTCGACGGCTTTTGCATCGCTGGTGCTGTGGATGTTAATCTGAAACGCCACAACCTGGCGCTGCGCAATGGTGGCAACAACCTTGCCGCCGGATTTGATTTCGTTGGTCATTATTCGATTACCTTAAAGGTTGCCACGACCGAACCGTTACGGCGTTCGGCGTTGAGGGTTGATTTGTTGAAAAAGAACCAGGTGTTGTTACCATGAACCACATCACAGCCGATCGAGCCATGAGGGGTGCGGACTGTAACGCCCAGCTCCGCGCTGTACTCAAAGCCAGGGGTGTAGTTGATAGTGTTGGAATCGGTGCAACGTAATTTCATGGTGATAACCTCGTTTGTTGGTATGGGGGTAACTATACCAGCCTACCCCGATCGAGTTTTAGCAATTCGTGCTATTCAACCACCTTGATTACCCGCTCCGGGCGGCGCGGTGCGCCGGATTTGTGGAGCCAGTAGCGTGCCTGCGACAACTGGCCGAAGTGTTCGACCGTCACCCACCAGAAGAAGGCAACA